CACAATCAATGTCAAAAATGGCTTGCTTGGCGTGGTACCACAACGATACTCACGAAACTCTTTTGTTACTGGAATACGAAGAATCTGAAGAATCATATTAATAATTGACGTATTATTCACCTGCTCAATAAGAGTTTCAAACTCTGTCGAACAGATGAACTCTGGATCATCCATTAATGTCTGAATATTATTAAAATCTTCAAATGATGGCGCAAAGGAATCAGAACGCGCCGATAAACCTGCTCCTATCAACACACCATCAATTTCCGCCTTCTTTTTGGCAATCTTTTCCAACATTCCAATCAATGGTAGTCGAACACCCTCTGGTGCAGTAATTTTAAAAATAGCTAAAAGAATACCAATAATAAATGATTTTGTAGTATCTAATGCTCCATACATCATCGTTTCTTGAATTGTCGGTGAAAGCATTTGAAACAATGTCAAAAATACTTTTACCAATTGTCCAATCAACAAAGGAGTCGTTCCAAAATATCCCATAAAGGTTAATATCGCTTTCTTCCATTCACCTTTTAATAAATCCAATAATGCCACTACAACTGATAAAATCTTTCGATTGCTATCTGAACCGGTTACACTTGCTGTAATACGTGCTACATCCAAAAATAAGTAAATAACAAATACAATCAATCGAAATGGTACTTTAAATTTATTCATAACATCCATACTTACTTGCGGAGGAATATCAATAAGAATCAAACCTTTTGAAATTAGTTGAGCAAGTGGTTGTGGAATTAAATGAACATCGGGTTCCACGTCTGATTTTTTTTCCAAATGTAGTACACCATATTTTGACGCATAATCATTAACAACTGAATTTATTGATCCCATTCGATGAATTACTTTTGTATAAATATTATCGATTCCTATCATTTTTTCAGGATCGGAAGAGACCGATTCAGAGGCGGATTTCAAATCCAGATTCTTTGGATCTAATCCTGTAAGTGCTGCAATATCGGGTACATCGTATGCTGGAATAGCAGGTGCTTGTCCTCCTGTTTTGCGATCACCCAAAAAAGATACAATCGTATGGATATAAGGTTGAAATGCTTCTGTGAATTGTTGTTCTTCTTCAGGTGTTAATATTGGCTGACCATTTTCATTTAGTACATGCGCGGTCCACTTTTCACCTTTTGTTTGTTGAATGGCGGATATGATTTTCGCAATCCCATCAGCGGATTGATATAAATGTTCGGTGACATTACCATGTTTGATAATGTTATCCACCTTACGTCGAACGTCTTCGAATTGAGCGTTCATCCCTACTTTATATGTATTTATTTACTATGCGCATTACACGCTCTTAAGAACTACACATCGTACACTCTTGATCTTCTGACATATTCTTTCGAATGATGCGCATCTGTTCTGATTTGGCCGCCTCCTTTTGAAGCTCGGGATCAATGGTAAACTTCTGTGCCATCACTGGCGCACGGGTTCGTAAATAATAGATTCCTGTCTTCAATCCTTGCTTCCACGCATAGAAGTGCATAGATGTTAACTTCGCATAATTAGGGTCCGCTACAAACAGATTGAGACTCTGCGACTGACAAATGAATGCTCCACGCGTGGCCGCCATATCAATCAATACTTTCTGTTTGATTTCCCACGATGTTTTATATAGTTTCTGAATGGATTCAGGAATCTGATCAATACCCTGAATCGAACCATTTCGAGCAATGATTTGTTGTTTCATCATCTCGTTCCATACGCCCAATTTCTCAAGATCCTTCATCAGATATTTATTGATAACGATGAATTCACCTGCGAGAGTACGACGAGTATAGATATTACTGGTAAATGGCTCAATACATTCATTAAATCCTAGAATCTGAGACGTGGATGCGGTTGGCATCGGTGCCATCAGTAGAGAATTACGAATACCATATTGTACTACACGTGCTCGCAATGATTCCCAATCTAATTCATTCACCGTAAGTGGAATAATCTTTTCACCATTTGAGTTTGTCCACATATCATATTGAAAGATTCCCTGTGACATCGGAGAACCCTGAAACGTAGAATAGGGTCCCTCTACTTGGGCAATCTCACATGATGACTCCACTGCCGCAAAGTAGATATGCTCAAAGATACGCTGATTGATTTCGGCTGCCTTCTCTGACTCCCATGGGGCACGTAATAATGCAAATACATCGGCCAGGCCCTGAACACCTAGGCCGACTGGACGATGGCGCATATTGGAATTCTTGGTTTCGGGTGTCGGATAATAATTGATATCAATTACGCGATTCAAATTCTTAATTGATACCTTGACAACTTGTCTCAGTTTGTCATAATTGAATACCTTGTTTTCGACATAACTAGGGAGAGCAATCGATGCCAAATTACATACTGCGGTTTCGTCTTCGTTACTGTATTCAATGATCTCTGTACAATTTCCTGTTAGAACTCCATTAAAGATGCCAGCATGATTTTCAGGTTCATTGAAACAATATGTATCATCAATACGTCCATTATCTTGTACAGAAAGGACTGTAACAAACTGTTCAGCATTTCTTTGTGGTTTATTACTATTAATTTCAAGACGATGACATTCTAAACCAATCTCATTTAATCGATAAACGGCAGATGATGAAATAAGAAGGCGATATAATTCCTTACAATTATATTCTTTACGACCACCTTTTCCATCAGGCATAAGTGTCATTCGCTGAGGCTGTGATTGCGTGACTTTACTTTGAACTCCTAATGTTTGTAGCATCAAACGAATTCTATCCAAGAACTCAAAATGAATTGATGCAATTTGTAGTGATTCATTTGTTCCATTTCTAGCAACTGACCCATCTGAATCTAATAGTCCTGCTAGCCATTTCAAACGACAATCTAATGAAGAATTAATTGGAACAACATATTTTTCAGAAAGTTCATCTGGAAGCATTGTATTGATTCGTCCAATAGCATCTTCTTTATAACTTGATGAGTGAATTTGAAGATAAGGGATTAATTTCTTTTTCTCTCCATATAATGTTAGTCCCTTTGATACATAACCATTTGGATTATGATGATATGTTCCATCTCCACAGAAGAATCCATGTGTATAAGGATATTTCATATCATTGTTGTTTCCTTGAATCAATTCTAATGAGTGTTTCGCTAGTTTCATTCCTTCTTTGAGTTCACATGCTTCCACACGTGTCGCATCTTTAATCAAGCCATTGTCAGTATATCCTGAACGAATGATAAACTTATGATAGGGAGTACATGTAATCTGTGCCCCATTACTAAGATATACTGTAATCAACTTCTGTTGTTCACCTGTTTTTATCACAGTAGTAGGCGACCATTTATCACCATTCCATACATTTACTTTTTGACCAGCCAATTCAGCAATTGGAAATTGACCCTTATCCGTCAGAATATATGTTTCTGGTGCGACACATAAATTACTTGATTTAATGGTACCCAAATTCTTCTGATTGGATTTCTTATTGGCAGCATCCTTGTATAATAGATAAGGTGTACCGGTCTCAATCTGAGAATCCAGTACCTTAAACCATAGTTTCTGTGCGTCAATCTGTTTACGACCACGGCCTTCTTTTTCATACTTTTCATACAATTGCTTGAACTCTTCCCCATATACATCTGCCAAACCAGGTGCTTCTGAAGGACAGAAGAGTGTCCATGACTGATTCTTCTCTACACGTTCCATGAATAGGTCAGGGAGCCATAAGGCATAGAACAAATCACGACAACGTTCCTCTTCGGAACCCGTGTTGAGTTTTAGCTTCAAGAAGTCCTCTACATCCGCATGCCACGGCTCCAAGTAGATCGCAAAGGAGCCATTTCTTTTACCTCCACCTTGGTCAACATAGCGGGCGGTATCATTAAAGTTACGCAACATCGGTACAATACCATTACTGGTTCCATTTGTTCCCTTAATTAATGAACCTTTCGCACGAATGTTATGAATATGAAGCCCAATGCCTCCCGCATGTTTACTGATGGACGCACAATCCTTCAAAGTGTCATAAATTCCTACAATCGAATCACTTTTCATCGCAAGAAGGAAACAGCTACTGAGCTGTTGTCTCGGTGTACCCGCATTAAAGTTTGTCGGAGTCGCATGGATAAACAGTTTCTGACTCAGTAAATCATACGTTTCAAATGCCTTGTCCAAATCCACCGAACCCCAAAGCGCAAGGGAGACACGCATGATCAGATGTTGAGGACGTTCCAACGTCTTACCTTTTGTGTTTCGAAGTAAATATTGTAGTTTTTCTAGGGTCTTGAAGCCGAAATAATCAAACAAGTAATCACGCTCATAGTCGATTTTCGCATTAATTTGGTCTCCATACTTTTTACAGATATCGACCAGTTCTTGTGATACATTACTGATAATTTCTCCCGTCTTTGCTACGGTTTGCTGGGACAGTTCGAAAACGACATCTGTAAACTTGTCCGATGTATTCTTTTGATGATTGGAAATGGCAATGCGTGAAGCGAGTGTTCCATAGTCGAGATTGGTGGTCATCAAAGAAATAGAGAGCTGGGCAGCCAATTCATCTAGCTCTGAAGTCTTGACACCATCATAGATTCGTAATAGAGTTCGTTGGGCGATAAGGGTGGGATTCACTTCTAGACCCGATGCAGCGATTTGAATCCGATTCAACACTTTATCAAATGAGACAGGCTCCAACTCTCCATTGCGCTTTACGACGTTCATACTAATCTGGGACATGTTTCCGGAATTGATGGTTGTTCCACACGGAAATCATATCATCAATTTTTTACATTTGCGTAAGTAGAGTTAAATGACAACTATTCTTATTATCGTGTTAGTTCTTGCCCTCTTGGCACTCACCATGAACAAAGACAACTTTGTAAATTACATTGCAAAGTATGCCCCTGCGTCTCAAGATCGATGGTGGGAACGAGACAATGCGTTCTCTTTTGGCTATCCAGCGTATTCCTACTGGGAAGCATTTCAAAACCCTTCTCCACTTACCAATGACTCCGACTCTCCTGTAATGGATTATCCTCCCAATGGCCCAAGCCCTGCTGAAGTCTATAATGAACATCCTTATCATTTGCTTGGTGATGTAATGGCTGCTCCCAGTGACAAAGAAGCTTTATCCAAGATCAACAGTGGTTCGTGCTATGCTGCTGATTTTGAACAAACTGTTTCTAAACTTGGAAACTATCGCCAAACTACCAATAATTACAAACGTAATTACCCCGATAGTTGTTCAGGATGGAACCAGGAATTGACTACTAATTTTTATAAGACTGCGTAAAAAAATAGGTCAGTATACGAACGATTATACTGGTTGACCAAATTCATCAAGTTTGTGAAATTGAATCATACAGGTTTCCACTTTTGCGGGTTTACTTGCTCGGGTTGATTCTGGTACAGTAAACTCTCCTCGTTTGGCCTTTTCTACATCGATCCAAAACGCATCCATCACCGGTTGAAGTGCCATCCACCATTCTTCACTTCGTTTCACCAGTTGTTCACTCCATTGATACAACCTCCATGGCGTGATCTCGATCACTTCTTCATCTTCTTTTATTTCAGGTGTCCATGTTATATCTACATTTAACGGACTATACACATAATAGAACTCCTGATTTCCCTTCGGTTCCGCGTATCGAACCAGTGCAATAAAACCACTATACATACTTGGACCCTCTTTAATTGGTAACTGATTATACTTTGATGAGAATACAGCCTCTACATAATCACATGTAGGAAGTCCAGTGACATGAAGTTGCATTTGCATCTGAGCATAATAATCTTTTGGAATGGTTCCATCAATTTCACGTGTAACAGGGCACTTAATCTCAATCAGGCGTCCATTTCTCTGATTCAATGGACAATAATAAACAAGACCATCAGGAGATGCCATACATCGCGGGTCTGTTTGATGACTCATTCGTCCCAGCTCTTTGACAATGGTTCCATATCGAGCTTCATAAATTTGTTTGACAACGGGTTCAAAACGAATTCCCCAATCAAACGCTGACATATAATTGGACAGAACAGCTAATGGCTGATTACGATCCGGATATGGGACGGTTTTTGATATGACCAATTTCGCACGTTCACGTGGAGAAGCAAACAGTTTTCCCAGCTCACTTGCCGAAATAATAGTTGCCATTTGTTGATACCATTCGGTTGTTCGTTGTTCAAGTTGTTTTCGATTCAATAATTCATCGAGATAGGACTGTGGCACAGCCGAGATGAGTGTCTGTCGCCGATTCCATTCGATTTTCTTTTTATGCTGTTCTTCATACATATCAATTAGTTTATCCATACATTCTTGCTCCGTATCGGTGAATTCAAATGAATCCGCAATGGTTTCTGCTGCATCTCTCCATTGTTCTAGTTGTACTTCGTCTTGAGGATCAGATAGCCAATTTTCAAATAAACCTATCAAATCCTTTACTTTTGATTGAAATTCCATAAATGATACCCTATTTATACAGAAGATGTTTCCTCAATTTTTGTAGCCGACGGAGTCGATACGGATGGAGATTCATCTTTGCTCTTTTTCTTCCGTGTTCCTTCGGTCTTCTGCTTCAAGATCCATTTGAGAACTCCTTCCTGATTTCGCTTTAATTCTAATCCCTTAATGGTCATGATACGCTGTGTATCTTGATTATAATTCACTACTTTAATGGTATTCAATAGACGATTATCGAGTGCCTTCTGAAGATATGTAAACAAGGATTTCTTCTCTTCTTCAGTAATACTAAATTCTGGTGTAATTTCTTCAATAAAGATTCGAAGACGATTCAAACGTAATCCACGTTCGATTCGATGCCATGGGCGTCGATATGCCTCTTCTACTCCATTATCGAGTAAGTTTTTAAAACGGTCGCCACCCTGTGGAATGTCCTCTGCCACAATATGCTTATGGGTTTTATGACGATCCATCATCTACTCTATTACACGCACACCGCGTTTAGATGACCTCTGTGTGTATCATGTCTACTAATTCTTGAATGGTATGCGAACCTAACATTTCTTTTGCTGGAATCGGTAACCATCCGCGATATGAATTTAACTCACCTGTTAGATAAATGGTTCTCCAACAAAATGTTTCATTATCACCATGTTCTATCTCTTTCCATTGATAAAAATCATTTAAATTTGTTTTCACTGAATCCACAGGGCACAAGTATACATTATTTCGCTTGATTGGTGAACTCTGTAAATAAATTCCATTTGGATGGAGAATATCATCTTCCAATTGTAATGTATCATCTTCTTTCCATGGCAAAGTACCTCCGATGGTAAGAAGTTGGAAAATAGATACTTGCATGGTTGCGATTTGTTTTACCTTGTGAATAAATGGGATAATAATCATCTTTATGATAGGTAGTGTATCAGTACTTTAAATGGCACAACCCGTTTATCCTGATTTGCGTACTCAATCAGCTGTTCAGTCATTCCCTCTTCCTCAATTTATTGGTCGAACTCGACGCGAATATGATACAAAAGATAGTATTAATGCCAGACAATTTGAACATTGGCAAACGGATGGAAAATTTATGGATAATGGTCGCCCGGATATGAATCGTCAAGCACCCTTTTATGATATGGCACCAAATGTTAGTCGAACAAGTGAACGAAGTTTTCGTTCTCAACCTCGATACGATGTAGAGGGTGAACGTGGAGGTCAAAATTCATTCTTTGATAAGTATGATACTTCTTCTGATTCTCGTAATATGACCCGTGAATTAAGAGCCAGTGTGTATGAAGACAAAAACACGGGCTATACGAAAGAGTCCAATAAACTTTTGGAAAGGAATTTTGATAGTCGATGGCTTGATACCAATGTTATGAAACAGCAGGCACAGGCCGCCGAAGAATTACGCCCAAAAATGGATGATATTCGTCTATTTTACTTGAATAAACCGAGTAATTCTTCCAAGTAATATTCTATTGATAGCGCGCCCCTGTAAATGCCATCCATGATGTAATATCATCACGTTTAAATCGTCCTTCAGGAATCTCACGTTCTCCTCTAATGCGTCTGTAGATTCGTTCAGGATATTCTATTCGAACGATTTGTAAGAATTCTTTTTTGGTATGAAGACCTGTTGGATTTGAACCAGGTCCTGTCCATCTAATTTTTGACCATCTGCTGTGATGTACTGTATTATTCATTGATAATATGTATGTATATAATTTTAAGCACTTTTTATTAAAAGCTATTAACTAAAATCAAGCTCAATTGGTGTAGTATAGACCTGTAGTTTATTCAGTGAAGAAGGCGATTGTTTGGTACGACGGCGCGTAGTTCTTGCTCCTGTCGATTTAATAGGAATCGCATCAGACAATGAATCCGTGGATAACTCAGAAGATGTAGATGACGCCGTTGATGCTAGCGTTTTATTTCGCTTTTGAATTTGAATCGTCTCCTTCAAATATGCATTGTAGCCTGTTCGGATCTCTTCCTCATGGGCTTCCATGTATTCTAAAATATTTGACTCTAGTGCCCAACGAAAGAAATTAAGTTTTCCAATGGTCGTCATAAATGGCTCATGATTTGGAATCGTAAACATGATACGCTCCCTGCGACAATTTGGATCAAAATACTGTTTAGAATACGCTTTCAGCTGACCCTTATAACTTAGATAGACCAAAAACTCTTGACCGTTGAGCGGATAACGAACAAAGCTCTTTCGGCTGTATTTCGTTACAAACCAATCAATAATACGAAGACTCAACGGTGCTTCACCATTGAGATACGTCAAAACTTTATCGATTTCCGGTTGGTTTGCGTAGAAACGTTGGAGACTAGCAATCACCAATTCTGGTTTACATTCGATTTTACGCTTTCGAGTTTGAGGATCGGCGGTATAGCTGTCCATGTCTGTTTCGTAAATCGTTTATGAGTCTTAGGTCCTTGCGGATTGTGTGTGGAATCTCATTTAAAAAACCCATTCTGAATAGAATGGCGGATCAACCACCAGCTGGATATAATCCCAGCTCATTAATCCCCTCTGCCGCAGGCACGATTCATGTCATGCGTGGCGGTGGAGATGGAGGAGCTCCTAATGGTTATAATCCTGAGTCGCTTTTACCCTCTACTAGTCAGGCCATACCGATTATTCCACGTACTGGAGGAGGTATTACTGATACTCAAGCAAAACAAATTGCTGTAGGAGCAGTATCTGTAAAAGAAGCGGAAACGTATAAAGGTAGTGATACACCTGCTACAAATGTAGTTCCTGTTATGACAAATACTGTAACGCCTTCTACAAATGTAGAGACACCCTCCACAACAGAAAGTAGAACTGAAATAACAGAAGAACCTTCTAGTATACCAGTCACTACTAATAATGTAGCAACTGCGCCTGTTACGCCTATTACTACTGTAACAATAACGAATAATCCTGTTAAACAAGTTGAACAAGAGACAATCGTTACACCTGTTACACCTGCTACAAATCAAACCTCAAATGTGGTGCCTGTAAAAAATATCACCCCTCCTGCCAATGAAAAACGACAAATTTCATTGAATGGTCATAAATTAACCATTGGGCCACCTTGGGATTTAAGTGAAGGTTCCAAAGAGACCGAAGCTCTCGCATGGTTTGGCGTTGATAAAACATCGGATACTAAATTGAAGGAAGATGTGCTTCAAGCATTGTATGATGGTGTATGTGATACGGATAAGCCGTTAATTATGGTGATGGAATGTGAACCACTTCGTCGTCTTGTACAAAGTTTAGCTGAAAAGCTGTTGGGTCAACTTACTAAGCCTATTGTAAAAAAACAGGCAAATGTGATAAAAGACGAGGTAGCAAAGGAACGTCAATCGGTTACACTCATGTCATTTAATCTTTTTCAAAACTTTTGCCAGATAAAAAAGGCCAAAGACTATATCGATGAGAGCAAAGTGGATATCATCTGTACACAGGAAGATAACAAAACGGAACTTGCCAATTATAAGGAAATCAAAGCATGTGGTTCAGGTTCCGAGACGGAACGCATTTACTTTATAAACGGTATTTATTCGACCGATGTAGATTGTGTTAATGTACCCGGATTGAATGGAACCCCTGAACGAAGCGCTGTCATTGTTAATTTTCAGGGTGTCAAGATTGCCAATCTACACATGGAGGGTGGACGTTTCAGCGATGAGAAGTTACTTCAAGAGGGTCAAACAGAAGGTCTTCAATCAAAAAAGATGGAATTATTGGAAGAAGTCTTGAAGAAAAATCCGCACATTATTGTTGGAGATTTTAATAGTGTGTATCAATCGGACTTACAAAAACAATATGATTATTTTGCGGATATTATGAAACGTCCCATTACCGATGCGGATAAAAAAAGTATTGATGCTTGGAATAAAGCTCCTTATGAATTACTTAGTAAAAAGGGTTATGTCTATTCCAACCCATCAAATGGATCTGCGATCACAAATGGACGAGGTAAAACGATCATTGATGTGATTTGGTACAAAAAAGATCAAGACTTGTTTGAATTGAAAGATACCTCCATTCTGGAAATTATGGATTCAAAAGATGATTATAACGATCCATCTCAGTGCTCCTATTCGGATCACAATCCTATTAAGACAACCATTGTATTCAAGAAAACAGTCTTGAAGCTAACGTCAAATGCGGATGAGGCTGCGCGCTTGGCTTCGATTGCTGCAACACAAGCTGCTGCAAAAGGATCGCGTGCGATGGAAGCATTGAATGATACATCGATTGACAAGAAGGAAGAGGATGTATCTGAACAAAATAAATCTTCAACTATACCTGCTATCAAAAATGTAGAAGGAACACCTGTAACCGATAGCATATCTTCTGTAGATGACACATCTGTTGCCAAAGACCATTCTGAAGAAAATTGGGCTCAATTTCCAAATGCGTCTGTGGTCAATCAACCAAATATGCGTCCAGATGAGAAACGACCAAATGTAGAAGGAAGTTGGAATTTTAATACTACATTAGATAGTGAACGACCTGTTACTTCATCAGGAGAGTTAACCAGTGAACAACTAACTGAAAAACCATATCGTCCTTCTACCAAAGATCTTGGACCCCCTGGCTCAGTTGTCGCTGCCAATGAATTACAAAAAGAAGTTAATCAATCTAAGGATTCATTACTTGAAACGGAACGTTCCAATACATGGGACAATGGAAAAGTGAAAGAGCCTGCTCCACGTGATCCAACGGATCTTCTTGAAATTGGAACCGCCTATTTATCCTATCTTGATGTGAAAGACGAACCTATTGAAGAAAAGGCGGCTGCTTCTCCTTATAACTTCGCACCAATTGAATTACCTAAATTAGACACGTTAGAGGAACGTATCACTTTTTGGAATCATACTCCAACAGAAATGGAACAGAAGACTCTTGAACAAATTTACCCTGCGCGTGAAATTAAGGATCCACTTCCAAATAAACGTTCCTCTCTTGAATCCTTCTTTACGAAAACAACCCCACAACCCTACCATACTCAGTTACAATCTACTACCAATTTATTAGAGTTTTTAAAATCATTCTCTTATACTCGTACAAATAATGGGATAGAACGAATTACAACACGTGAAAATGATAAATTTATCACCACTAATTCAAATGAGCTATTTAGTATATTTGAACGTGATATTTTACGTTTTAATCATTTTACCTTTTTATCCGATACATATAATTTTACATCAGGTGAATCTGTTTTACAAGAAGAACAATGGAACAATAATATTGTACCCATTATTAAGGCATTACCTCCTTATTTAGCGGAAATGGTATGTAGTTTTCATCAGGGTCTATATGGTGATGTATTTGCGCTCGGTATTGGTGTAAATCATATGATATCGAATCGAGAGAAAGAATATAACGTACTGTTATCAATCCGTTCTGATAAAATCATATTTCAAAATGTAAGTATGTATAAGCTTGCCCCTATAGAAAATGATCCTGAACAACCAACCAATATGTCTTTTATTGGAATCGCCACTGTTGAAATTGATCGCTCCACACTAACGGGTTCTGCTAGTTATGATCGTTATGATATTGCGAGTTATGTGAAAGAGTTTGAACAAGCACATTATTCTAATTTTGAAATTGCTTCTATTCAAGAAAAGCATCGCACACTTATTACTTTATTAACTCGAATTTCTAACCGCTTACTTCATCGATTAAATCCGATTACAACCGCAAGAGATCCTGAATCTGGTAAACCCGTTAAAAATGCGTATTTCGAATCACTTTATCAAAATGCGCAAGATGGTAAACAACATGATAAAGATGTGATACGTGATATGATTACACGGTTTGAATCAAATGTTAGCGTAAAACAAGAAAAATTAAATACATTAGACAGCACAACCGAAGATAAATTGGGTGATTTTATATCTTCTTATATTCGGAAAATACGTGCTCGCACCAATACAACGTATCATATTGATTCTGTCAATCAACGTTGGTTTTCTATGTTCAAAATCGTGGCTCCTGATGTCATTCGCACAATCGATACGAGTTCCTATGATAAATCGATTCAAGATGCGATTATTGAATTGAAAGAACAGACTGCTCTACACAAAGATGTCTATGAGAAGTTTATTGCGCAATTATTACTAGAAAAAACACAATATGAAAAAGACTATCAAACTAAACATAGTATTCAGGATTTAGAAGAAAATAAATTGACAAAATTGCTCGGTGAAGATAAATTAAGTGAACTTCTTGAACGCATTAAAGGATTTCGTGGAGAAGATGCCGAAGCGAGTATACCGTCTATTACAGGAATCTTTCGACGACGCGCGATTCGCAGTGATATGGCAAATCGAATTGAGTTTCATAAACGCATTCAGGAACAAACCATAAATGTCTTTAGAGTTGTGATGGAATATCGTATTGCGGTAGCTCGATATGTGTTATTTCAAACGCTTATTAAGTCAGCAGAAGAATATTTGAATCGTACAGTAAAAATTCCGTTTGTTTCTGATAAAATCAATGAACCCGCATATGATGTTCTAGATCATGATACTCTTCCTCTTACTGTACAAAGAGTTGAACAAACAGTCCATGACATCGAACAACAGAGTGAATCAGGACAACCGCCTACCACCGCACAAATTGAAATCGTTCAAGATACGATACAAACGGCTACAGATGATGTTGTAGAACAAGATGAATTGGATGATGAACTCGCAAAGAAAATTGCGGTTGCAGCAGTAATGGTTTTACTGGATGAATTCATCACGGAAAAGAATCAAGTACTAACACCTGATAATTCGATGACTATAACCCCACCTGTAAATGGTGAATTATCTAACACTGTGCCATCATCTGAATTAGATTCTTCTAATAAGACGGTTGTTCCATCTGTGGAAGGCAAATCATTGCCTCCTATTTCACAAAAAACCGTTCCAACATCGAACTTGAATTTTATCAGTAAAATGAAAGCGAATCTTCAGCCTCGTTTTAATAAGCCACAAGTATCACAAAACAATGTCAAAAAAATAAAAAATGACTTATCGTATCGTCGTATGCGTATTGATTCATCGTATCGTGGAAAGAAAGAACAAATCGAGGATAAACTAAAACGACTAAAAAAGAAACAAGATGGTCTTGAATTAATTCTATCACAGCCCATTGAAGATAGTACGAATATGGAGGAACGAAAAGGCGAAGCCACACGTCAATTAGAGCTGACAAAACGAGACGTAGAACAGTTAAATGAGAATTTACGAGTTTTATTTAATAAGTACAAAGCTGATTCTAAAAAAATAGAACAAGAACTATCCTCTCTGCCCTCTACTCCTACTGCTCCTGAACCAATTGCTACTACTGAACCAATTGCTCCTGAACCAATTACTCCTGAACCAATTACTACTCCAGCTCCTGCTCCTCCAGCTCCTGCTCCTCCAGCTCCTGCTCCTCCACTTCCACCACCTCCTCCACCGCCACCAGAATCACTTGTAAGAGAATCAAAACTCAAACGTGTGAAGCAAGCGACTACCACCGCTGTAAATGAACGTACAGGTCAAGCACAAAATTTAACTAAAAATTTTAATGTAAGAAATAAGCTGAGTGCTCAACTCAAACAACAACCTAAATTGCGCTCCTTAAATCAACAATTGCGAAATGAAGGAACCAATCTTAGCGCCAAAGTTTCTGCTCCTGAACCCGCTCCTATCGCCGAACCTGTGTCTAAACCCTCTATCACAATGAACAATTTGGACAAAGATTTACTTTCTCGTATTCAGCAAAAGCCATCTCGACCCATACCACCCACAAAGGAACAACGCGTACAACTAAAAGCAAAAACTGCTCGCCGTCTAATGGATGGACTTATTCGTCAGGCTGATGCTCAATTACAAAAAATAGATTATAGTAGTCCTTCTTCAATTGACAAAGGTGAAAAGATTAACGAAATTAAACGTAAATTACAAGATTTAATGGGTAAAATGGACAACCATATTGAAACCTTGTCGCAATCTACAAATCAATCGATCCTTAACACAAAGAAAGCAAATATTGAATCTTCTACTAAACAATTTGAGGACTATCAAAAACAATTACAATCTCTCTATCGATTCTTAGGAGGAAAACGAAAAAAACATCATACAAAAAAACACTCCAAACACTCAACACGTTATACTCAGAAAAATTGACTAACTAATACACATTTCAATTAATCAATCCATGTTACAACTATTCAGTGCCTATTTCCTTATTCACTGTGTTCTTGATAAGATCCTTCATGCTTTTCGCATTCGCAATCCATATTATTTACTTCAATCCATTCATCATACAACGATTTCGATTCTAACTGTAACATTTGTATTTCAAACCATTAAAAATATGTATTACCTTTCACCCTATTCCTATTCTCTTCCTGCGATTGTGATGTCCGCTGCATTTCATACATATCATCTAGTCATGTATTATCGTATCTTTCAATTGGATGACTGGTTTCATATTATTGAACGACTTATTATCTCACTTCCTCTGGGTCTGTATTATCAATCACCTTGTCTGATCGGTTATCATCTCTTCTTTCTTAGTGCTCCATTTGGATTTGATTTTATGAGTTTGTTCATCTATCAAAATCATTGGTGTACGCAACTACAGGATAAATATACCAATCGATTGCTAAATAAGTGGATTCGGTTTCCTTCTTGTTATTTGTATTACCTTATTACCATTTCATATTTATATCGTCAAACAACACGATATGATGAATTATGGTGGTCAGGTATCTGCTCGATGGTAATTATGTATAATAATCGATTCTACATTGCCCGTCATCGTAGAGAATGTTATTTTGCCGGCCAAACCAAACTTGAATAAGATCAATATCGCTGTAAAAACAGCATAATTGATATTAAAAACGTAATTTGCTACCCTTCTTCACCAATAAATCCATCATAAACAATACAAAAATACCACTTGAGATAAACATAAGAAGCTCTGAAGTTACTTGCTCGGGTGATGACGAATTCATATCATCCAATCGAGCAAACAATGTATCTAGTTTTTTCATCACTTGATCCATCGATACCTCACCATTGGAATGCTGTGAGCGGTAGTACTTTCCACCAGGTGGTGGTAAATGTTCTACAAATGATGTTTGAGCTCCCACTTTTGTCAACGGTTTCCAATACATATTTACGGATGGATTCGGCAAGGCAGATGATCCCGCCTTCGAAATACCAGCTCCTTCAAATGTTTTTCGAAAATCAGGATACAGTGTTTCATTTGATGGATTGGGTTCATAATCCGCAAAGCTGTCATTATCCGGATCCATTCCAAAGTATTTTTTGGAGGATGATAATGTTTCTGACGTCGGAGCTTTTACCGGTATGATATGTTTTGTCATTTCTGCCTTCAAATAATCATACATTGGATCCTTGTCAAAATTGGCTTGCTTTTGATCCACTGGATGTTGTGAATTAAGATGAGTAAAGGCCTCCGTGGTACCCTGCGGTGCCGTAACGGGAGCATGCTCTCTCATTCCAACCGCCGGATTCATAGCAGGAACATCTGGTGCTCGTTGGAAGGATTGGCGATCGGGATCCTTATCCTCGATATCCAAATATTCTGCGGCCGGTCCCTTACACCGTCTCGCTTTTCGGCGTTCCTCTTTTCGTGCCATCTTCGTGGCATAATCGGCAGCACATCCCGGAGAGGGTGCGCCTCCGATGGTTTGAAAAGCATCATCTAAAGCGCAATAGTTCATTGCCCCTACTACCAAAAGCAATGATTCTTATCTTTCGTATTTGAACCCTAAACAAATCAATTCTGTAATCAGGATGTCAAGTGTATCACAAGGATGGATGGTTGATTGCCTTCAACGTATTACGAATCAGTTCGATTCACCTTCTAAAATGGTATATGGTACATTACTTGTATTATTAATTGCTTATTCTTCTGAAGTTCCTTCTGAATATACTAACTTTGCGGATTCATTGCTGGGTCGTATATTTGGAATTGCCATTGTTTACGGTGTTCTTGAAACCATGGGGTGGGTATATGGTCTTCTTACCGCACTCGCCTTTTTATTACTCCTTACGGGAGCAAGTCGTACTGTCCAAGAAGGGTTTGATGGTGGAGGTACAGTAAGTGAGAAGAAAACGATTGGAAAACGATGGTTTGTAGAACGAGTACTTGGTGAATACCCACTAAAGATTGCGACGGATCAAGTGACAACCGTTGCCATTACGGATTAACACTACAGAAGTAGAGATGAAACTTTCGTGGCTCACTACGGACGAATTTGTTCAACCCCTAGTTATTCTATTTGCGGTCATTATTGTCATTCAATACAGTTCTCTATTTGAAACTGAATATCATACTAAACTGATTGATTTATATGTCTACCCTTGGTGGCGTATTCTCATTGTCTTGCTTGCGGTTTCTGCCGCCATATGGTGTCCACAAATTGGAATCTTGGTAGCGCTTGCTGTGTTCTTTTATTTGAGTGATATGAATACACTTCTTACTCCTCTGCCTCATTTGTAAGAAACATCGCGCGCATTTAAAATGAGCCATGATCTATCAGAATGAGTCTTCCGGTTCCAGTAGGACAGGCCCTTACGGTCGTTAGCCCATTTGAAGGATTTCTTCAAGTATTTAACACCAATCCATATTTTATTGGAATTATGATGTTACTCTTAAATCTTGGAGGACGTTTCATTGGTCTGGAAGTCACAAAAAAACAAGAACAATTTTTACAACATCCATGGGTACGACGTGTTCTCATTTTTACTGTATTGTTTATGGGTACACGTAGTATTATGGTATCTTTCTGGGCAACTGTTGCAGTTGTATTGGTACTTGGATATCTATTTAATGAAAATTCATCTCTTTGTCTTTTTGGAAATGGAGGAGCAAAAGGTTCTACCTGTTCGGAAACTCCTAGTCCTGGTGAAGGAATGACCCCTGAAGAAAAAGAAATCCTTCAACGATTAACTTCCAAAGCACAACGTTATCAGACAATGGGTACAGAACGTGCCCCATTAGAAAATTCAGATGATGATGTTCTTCATACCGATATCTATGCCGCAAATCTGACTCTTCTTCGAGGCAAATAATGATATGTAAAATGTAATGAGATACTTATTATAAGTAACATATTACATTATTAAATGATTAAAAATATTATATTAAAGATTGAGTGTCATGGTATTTCCTGCTGGAACAACCGGCTTTCTACGACCACGTCCTGCTCTCGGACCGCTTGTAGCCGTTGTACGAACACTCTCGGCATCTGAAAAGTCTCCTGAATGAACACTTGAGATCTCAGCAGCCGCTTGCATTGCTGGCTGGTTACTAAACGAGGCCGGCGGAGGATACATCGGCGGAGGCTGATCAACTTCCGCAGAGCGAACTTCTTGGAAGGTCTTCAGAATATCATCCATTCCAGTTGGACCTTTCATCTCACGTCGTGGACCAGGTGTGGGCGCCATGGCGGCCATGTTTTGTGGCATCTGTGGTGGCATCTGAGCATTCGCTGACTGATAGAATGGACCAGGCTGTTGCTGTTGTTGAGGTACTTGTTGTGGCATTCCCATGGCCGCGCCCATAAAATTACCAAAACCCGGTCCTGCCTGTTGTGCCGCAGCTTGAGCGAATTGCTTCGCCAATTGCGGATTCGCACGGAAGATATCAGCAGGATCTGCATTTGCCATCTTGGAGCGGAAAAATGAATTGCTCATGTGGAACATAAAACCACTTCCCACAAGTGACATTAACAGTTTGGCTTCTGGTGGCATGTTACCACGTCCTTTGTATTTGTCATATAGTTCCTCAAATACTTCATCAAAATCTTCAATGTTTTCATGAACGGACTCTGACCATCCATCCAACTCCCAGTCAAATGGATTGAATTTACTATTCAAAAATTCAGCACCTGTTACTACACCCATCAAACACTGACGTTGAAAACGTAGGGATGCCTCCAGATTCTTCGCATCTACCAAACGGTCAAATTCCACTTGGATTTCCTCCAGAGCATTATCCATCGTAAAACGCTTCGTCAAATTGTATCCTTTTCCTTCCAAACGATTGAGTTTATTGATCAAATCGATCTTCTTTTTGCGTTCCTCCTCTGCGCTCAAACGAGTGGCCGCTGCCAGATTGATTGAAGGACCTGATGCCGATTGATCATTTGAAAACCCGTTTGAAAACGTGGATGATTCTTTATTTACAAATACATCTGGCAGACTTGAACCCCCTTTTGCTTCCGGAATATCAAATGAAATCGATTCCATCGGTTCCATTGCTCCAAAACCAATGTCATCGACCTTTTCCAATGTAGAGATGGGTTGACTCGATCCTGCCGGACGAGGTGGGACACGACTCGCAGTTAATAGGTCCGCTCCAAAATTATCTCCAAGATCATCTCCTCCTAGCTCAATGACATTACCAATGTTTGAGCTGATTTTGATATCGGAATCACCTCCCATGTTCTCTGCGAAACTTTGCATGTCGGCAATGGATACCATATGTCTTTCTTCCTCACGGCTTTTTTAAGTATGTTAAATGACGCACCGACTAATAATAAATCCTAGTAATGCTCCCGCTAGAATCTGTGGAACAGTATGACAATGTTTCTCATAACGAGAGAACATCACCAGTAGAGCATATACAATAAGTCCTGCTCGGATCCATTCATTCTTTGTCTGACCGTAATAATATGAAGCAAAGAAGGTAACTTGTGATGAATGTCCTGATGGCATACCGGGTCGTCCATCTTGTTTTCCATCATTACACCATAAATTACAGTCCTTTGCTCCTTTTGGTCGAGGACTTCCTTCCTTAATAATATAATGCTTGATGAATTCTCCAATTCCAGTTGTCGCAAGTAACCCTAATAATGCCTTAATATGAATATAATTATTATTTACTATATATCCAATAATGGGAACGACATACAATAATGCAGCGGACATCGAAATCATATCTTGTATGTCCATCTTGCTTAAAGATGAGAAATCAATGTTCACATCGACGTGTTATACACTGTATGATACAAAAAATTAATAACATTCCCATTACTGCATAAAAAGTATACTCTTGATTATCCATCTATCGAGCCCGCTGATTATCATCCATACACGTTTGAAATCGATCACAGCAATACCATACAAATGCTACTATTCCAATGACTCCTACTGAAATAAGAAGACCTACTGCAAATGTTGTGGCATCCATCTTGCTTCTAGCTCGGGAAATCTACCGCCATACACACAGCATCCGCCATATCCGATTTCTTTGTAGCTTTCTTCCATTTCTCATATAATAACGGATTGATCACAGTGCCTGATTCAAATAATTGTTTGACACGCTCCTCGGATTTGCTTTTGCGTTCCGCATATCCCGCGTCTCCTGCTTCTGCGTCTTGTACTTTCTTTTTTGCGTGAATAAAATGATATTTGGGTGTTTCTCCATGCTGTAAAAACTGTTCTCTTAGTGTCGCAAAAAGAAGAACCTGAACCGATTTCATATGCGGATTCTTAAATGCGGGCTGATTTTCCAATAAAACATGAGTACATCCTGTAAATTGAGGCCAAGAGGCTGACACAAACGCTCTCAGCGCATCATGAATGATCTCTAGTGAAACATGTGATGCGTTTGCCTGTTTTGGCTGTTCAAATACGAATGCGAATTTCTTGGATAATGCTTCCAGACATTTTTCTTTTGTTTTTCCATCTGTTTCACATTGATGTGTTTTTACCAGTTCTTTCAAGATATTATGAACAGGAAGTTTCTTTTTTGAGAGTTCAGGAAGAATGGTGTGTGTTTTTGGAATATGACGTTTACAATACACATGATCATTCACACGATACGATGCGCGTAATTTACACAATGAACATACGACAGGCTCAACTGGTGACAATAAATTAATATTCTCTAATCCTCTAACCTGTTTTCCTTCCAAAATACAAAAAGCAAGATTCTTGATACCAATATCAAAGGCGAGTACCTTGGACATCTCTTTCTGCTCATGGTCAAAATGGTTTATATCCCGAGAGTAGATGGAGGAAGATGATGAAATTGATCGACTCTACGCACAGGTTATAGTATTAAATGATACCATGAAGACATTAAATCTAATGGTAGCACAGCAACAACAAGAGTTTGATACATTAGAAGATGTGATCTTAACCCCCAAGCAAGATGTACACGTTTCCTGTACAACATTGGTCACCGCAGACCATTATCAACGTCGAACAAATTGGTATTATTACGCGGCGGGTTTTGTTGCGAGTATTGGAACAACCATTGCCTTATTATTTTTGTTGTAATCCGAGACAATTACATGGATCGGATTGGACATGATGGGGATTGAACCCATGACTTTTCGCTCATAAGACGAACATTCTACCTGATTCTGAATTACATGTCCTTAATTTGAGAGAATATCCCTATGAAAATCTAAATAATAAACCTTTAAGTTAGAATTGACCACGTTTCGAATTTCGACCACCCTCCTCACGTGAGGTAACCGCAATATTCTTGCGATTGTTTTGCATTTCTGAAATAGTCGGTGCGTAGCTGAATGCTCCAAACATCGGTGGACATGTGGCGTTCGCTCGCTCTACACCAAGTCCTCCTAACAGATTTGTCGGATTCACTTCTGAATAAAACGGAGTAGAATGAACCACAGCCGCCGGTGGTGGCATTGTATTTGCCATCGGAAGAGCTGCTCCTGTCCATTCTACCTGTCGACGACGAGACTCATCCATGAGTTCGGAACCATGACTGATCATCCATTTCTTTGTATAGAATTGCTGACCAGTACGAACATTCTTGGAACATTGAGGGCGATAATCCGTTACCAAACGACCATCCTCAACGGCCGCTGCGCGGGCAGGGTAACGACTGTCTCGTGCGGGATAGCTGTCTTTAACTGATCCCAGAGATGCTTCACGTGCTCCACGATACTCTGTACCAAATGAAGGATGAGTGAATAAATTTGGATAAGTATCTTTTGTAAATTCGTTAGTGATATATTCTTCCATCTACTAATGAATTCAGAGAGATTCATCACTAACTGAAGCGCTGGTTTCTAAAAACGAATTCGACCCCACTGCGCCCATTCCACTAGGTTTCACAGTAAAACTACGATCCGATGTCTTCAATGCCTCGATCAATGGACCTTTCTTAGTAACACCCACAATGTTTCGCGTTTTAGCGAGAGCCTGTAGCTCCTTTAGTGACATCAATTCATAATTTGGATTAGTTGTCTGTTCTTCAACGGCATCCGCAATTACACCCTTATATTCATCAATGTCAATGACTTCATCCGCAGATACTTCACTTGATGCCGGTACGTTCTCCTCCGTTTCATTCAATGACGCATCCTTATTTTCCTCATTCTCTGTTTGGTCCTCAAATGGAACATATTCCTCCGTATTGTTTGATGCCTCTACTGCTCCACCGGATTGTGCGCTTGGTTGTTCTATCGGAACTTCCGTATAGGATTTGATTTCAGCACTCATTTTTAAATCCAACAAGATTGACTCCAACAAACTAACCTTTTGTTCCGATTGCTGAATACAGGTGTATAAATACAATGCGATGGAACCAAACAATAATACAAGGATCAAACCAATCGTAAGCGTATCGTTCAGCATTCTGTCGTGTCCAATAGATTTTCTAGTTTCTATTCGGGCGCATTAGAGAAGAAGTCCATTCTTTCTCAACAATGTATCGACACTACTCACTTTACAAATTCCTTTTTCTAATGAATACATAAATCGAATGCGTTCATCTTTATCAATTGTGGCAGGACAACAAATTCGCTGAATGGATTCATCCGCTTTTTCAACCAATTCAAACAAATGAGTGCTAATCACACTAATTACATTTGGTTTCTTCCATAATTGAGCACAATAGATATCACAACTTCGCAAGGCATCTGGAGGATTAGTAGAATGATACAATTCATCAATAAATACCAAGGTGGGTTCATTATGTATTAATGTACTTGCTGTAAATTCAATCTCGCGTTCAAAACGAGATTTTGACCCAGGCAAGTCATCAGGTTTCAAGCATACATAAATATGACAGAATGGTGTAGATGTTAATTTACCCAGTGCGCAACCATAAGTATGTGCTAACAATGCACTGATTGAAAGAGCTCTCAAAACCGTCGATTTACCGCCTTTATTTGGACCTGTAAGAAGAGCATGTCGTTTTTTATCAAATTGAGCAGAAAGGGTTTTGCGTGTAGATTCAGGGACCTGATAGTCAAAGGTATCGATGATCCGAAAGATCGGTTGTTTGGATCGGATCCATTGAACAGGATGGATCTCTTTTTGATTTGCCAGACACATGATCACTTCCAGATTTCCAATATATTTCAAAGCGATCTTGAAATAATTTGACTCAAGCATGATCCGTGCCGTCGCATCTCGATCATTATTAATAATCGGAAGAGGAGAGGTAAAGAAGGTAAATCCATGAGAAGATAACAGTGTCTCTAGAGATCCATATAATTCTCGAAAGCGCATAACAAGCTTACCATGATCTCGAACAATGGTATCGATAGAATGTAAATGCTTATAAGTCCAATAAGGTTGTATGATTCCTTGAATAAACGTAATAAGAACTACACCAAACTGTTTCAAAAAGTTACCTGGTGAAACGGAACGACTGATTGACTGTTTTGCACTTGGATCGACAATCGCCTGGAAATTACCAGATAACATGGCTTGTAAAATATTCATATAATTGGTGAAATTCATTGGAATTTTAAAGAAGAATCGAAGAATGATATATGGAGCAATTAAGGAGAGTAAGGGAAGAAGAAGGGATAACCCTGGTAGGATATACACACGAATCGCGGACCAAAACGAAAGTACAAATGGAATAAAATTCAAAGGTTGTAACATCGGCTTGAAAAACAGAATTTCGTTATATGATTCCTGTTCCAATTTTGAATCTTGTTTCATTAATGTATTTAAGGTATTTTCCACTTCAGCGATTTCTTTAAATAGACCATGTGCTTTTGAGAAGAAAGTTGGATCTTTTTCCATAGCATCTTTGAATCGTTTGAATTTCATTCGCAATGTCATTAATTCTTCGTCGTTTGATCTCCAGTCATGAAGTTGACTCTTGAGATTGATTCGGGACACTGCGGTTTGAAGACCGATCCATTCCGCAAATCGATCCGTATCCAAAATCGCATCAATCATTCCATCATTCATCTTGCCCGCTCATCTTATTTTTTAACACATTGAATAAACACGATACACTATAAAATTGATGTCATTTGCTAGCTTAAACATGCCATCAACCTTACCACATAGCGTCTCCAACTATGACGTCGACTGTTCAAGATATACAGCATATCTTTTCCCTTCGAAAGACTCTCCGGGAACCTGTTGTTTCTCCCTCTATCCATGCTCTTATCGAATCCATTCATCATTCCATTGCTGCTGGCGCGGAGCATAATGGTTGGAAAACCGTGGACTGGCGTGGAAATGGAGGTAGTCGTTCATCCAATTCTCAACCTTCACGTCAAGGTGGAAATTATCACTCTAATCATCGTTCCTATTCTGGCCGTGATGTTGCCTTTCGCAATCGTCAAGATACTCCCGCTGTAAACATAACAAATAATACAACCGTTTCTAGTATCCCTCTTACTCCATCTACCACAACGTCTTCATCCCATCATTCACAACCCAAGCATCATTCATGGCAAGAAAGTGCGGATGGATTTCGTCATCCTCATCCGAAATATGTCAGTAAATTTAAAAAATCATCTGAAAAAGTTGAGGATACCATTCTTAATACAATCATTCTCGGAAAGCTCAACAAATTTAGTCAACCCAATTACAATGAAATCAAGGAGTTTATCATTCTTATTATTGACAGTGGCCAAACTGAGATGATCAAATGCTTTATGAAATTAGTCTTTGAAAAGGCGGCAAGTGAGGAAGTATTCTGCCCGTTGTATGCCAAACTTCTTAGTGAACTAAGTATTCGTTACCCTGTTCTCCTTACCGAGATGGCAAATCTTTATACACAATACATGGAAATCTTTGATGAAGTTTCAGAAGATAACACATCTGAAACATATAACGAACTATGTAAACGAAATGTGGAGAAAAAATACCGTCGTGGCTATTCCCAATTTCTGGCTGAGCTAATCAAACATGATGTAATTGATACGGAAACCTTTATGAAAAGTATCAATAAAATTATTAGTCAGGTAGAGGCGAATCGTGTTCGTTCAGATTCGATTAAACTTAATGAAGAATTTGCTGATTGTTTAATGAAAATTACAAAAGCCATTTGGTCAGACGTGAACTCAGACGATGATGACACAGAAAACAAAATCAACACGATTCGTACCACGTTAAAAGAAGAAATCGCAACACGTATTCATCCGCTCACAGTACGTCACCCAGATGCAGTAGGTCTAAGCAATAAAGCACGCTTTACCTTTCTTGATATTTATGAAGGAATTCAAAAATTCTAACTAAATAGAATATGGCACATAAGCTAAAGAAAAAAAGTATAGGTACGGTTGTCCCTAAAACCAAAAAAGCAATCAAAAATGTATATCGTCGCACCACAAAACGCGTGCGTTTTTTATTAAAGGACGCAAAAACACGTGTAAAGAAAACACCATCTTATTTGGATCGCATGTTATCACGTATGATCCGATCTGTTACCCGTAAACATTGATAAAAATTGATGTTCAGTGTCTGATATGATGTAAGCTACACCGCACGTAATTTACACCATGTCAAAAACGAATATGTTTAATAGAATGTCACGCGGAGACAAATCCAAGAAAGAGGCTCGTAAACGACTGACCAAACGTGGAAAACAAGATGATTCTGATGGAAATGACAGTGATAGTAGCGTAGATAGCCATGGTAATATTCGTGATCTGATTGACTACGAGAACGAGTCAGATGACGAAGAGTATGAGCCCCGTCCTGTTCGAAAAGCAGCAAAAGTAGCACGTAAGAAAATCGACAAAATCTTGAAAAAAGACGAAGAAAAAGCTGCCGCAAAGAAACAGGACGAAGAGAGCCCTATTCATTATCCGGCAGTCAAACGCAAAGTGGTGCCTACTCCTACTCCTCCTACTCCTCCGCGTAAAGCATCACATAAAACACCACGTATTGTGATAGAAGAGGAAGAGTCTGAAGAAATCGAAGAGGTTGATATTGAAGAGACAGAAGAAGAGGAAGAAGATACTGAAGAAACGGAAGAAACAGAGGAAACAGATGAGGAAGAGGAAGAGGAAGAGGATGAAGAAGACGAAGAAGAATACGATGAGGATGAGGATGAAGGTGGTATTACGTATCAAATTATGATTGGGCGCAATAATGGTGATGATCCTATGGTTCCCAAACGTCATAACATGAAGAAAGAACCAGAACGAGTCAAGAATTTTGTAAAACTCCTAACAACACCTGTGGAGGAGAACAGCATTGATTCACAAATTGACCAATTCAAGGCCATGGCGGATGATAAACAGAAGGAACTGATTGCTGCATTAGAAAATCGTCCTGTTGCTACCAATACTGGTTTCAATCTTATGCTCAATATTCTTACCATGAAAGTTCCCAAAGAAATTCAAGCAAATATCCTTGCGAAATACAACAGTCTTCAGGGTCTGGAAGCATCCAGCAATGAGTACTTTAAAATGCGTGCTTGGCTAGAAAAAGTGACTAGCATCCCTTTCGGAATTTACAAGGATATTCCTGTTAAGATCGAAGATGGACCTGAAAAGTGTGGTGAGTTCATGAAAACTGCAAAGAAATATCTGGATGAATCGGTGTATGGTCAAGATGAATCCAAACTCCAAATCATGCAATTTATCGCCAGCAAAATTGCGAATCCAAACAGCCGAGGTTTATGTCTTCTCTTGATTGGACCCCCTGGTATTGGTAAAACCACGCTTATTAAGAATGGAATTGCCAAAGCGCTTGGATGGCCCTTCCAGTTTATCTCACTTGGTGGCGATTCAGATGCGAGTACCTATACTGGTCACCAGATGGTTTATGAATCATCTCACTGCGGCAAAATTGTCAACTCCCTTGTTGCTTCGAAGTCAATGAGCACTGTCCTCATGTTTGATGAAGTTGATAAGATTTCACAGACACCAAAGGGCGAGGAAGTCATGAACTTGCTAATTCACTTGACGGACCCTGTTCAGAACGGAGATTTCGAAGATAAATACCTATCAGGTGTTCCTATTGATTTGAGCAAGGTGATGTTTGTATTCAGTGCGAATGATATTACTAAAATCGACAAAGTTCTTCTGGATCGTATGCTTGTCATTGATTTGAAGGGTTACGACCTCAAACAAAAGACAGTGATTGCGGAACAATATTTGCTTCCCACTGCGTTGAAAGAAGTGAATCTACAAGAAAAGGTGGCGATTTCCAAGGAAATCCTTACCAAGGTCATCGAAGATTACGCCAAAGAGGAGAAGGGTGTGCGTGAACTCAAACGCAGCATCGAACAAATGACACAAAAAATCAATATGCTTCGCATGTATAACTCGCCAGACCTTCCCTTCCATATCAAGGACTTCTCTCTTCCATTCATTGTTAAGAAAGAGCATGTACCGTTGTTCATTAAGAAGAAGGAGGACTCGGATCCGGTTCCTCATGGGATGTATTTGTAATTACTTGATTTCCTAGTATCCCTAGTTCAATACATGATGTACTGGCTCCTTTACTACATTTATCACATTTCGTTGTTTCGCTTATTTTTTGACCCCATGATAACCATAATTCGCTTGTTTCACCATTTTTCCATCTCATTAAAGAATGCCACCAATCTGTAATAAAATTACGTTCTTGTGCTGCCTGAATACACACAAATCCATCCATTTCCTTTAATAATGTCTGGTATTTCTCGAATTTCTCTTTGCCTTCTGGCATAACATCAAATGTAAGATGTTCTAGCTGATGACCAAATCCAATCCATTTTACTAATCGCCCATTGGCATCAATGCTTCGAACATTTGGACGAAAATAAGAATTGAGTGTAGTTAAAATCATCGTTGTAAAACTTAGTATGGTATAAATTTCATCAGGAATAAATGTCTTGGTAGAAGATTGTGCCGCATTAATTGCCGTTAAAATAGTAAGCGCCAAACTAATGGGTGTAGCTACATTTGTCCAGAACCAACCACAATAATATGTTTGATTATAATAAAATCCGATCCATATATCTAAATATTCGTGAATTTCTTTTGTTTTTTTCTTATAATCTTCAACCGATATTGTGGTCATGCTATACGCATCCATTATATTTATCTTTAGGATCTCAAAATGTATCGAAACAGATTGGTTCGAAATCCATTAAAGTTCGAACCGGCTGCAACAGTATACGCTCCCATGTTTTCAGAGTAAACCCACTCACCCGTTGCTAATTCTGGCAACATCACATCCTCTGAAATCATATCAATTGAATCACACGTTGGTCCAAATAGCCGGCTTCGAAACTGTTTTTCATTTCTCTCATTAAACGGTAAAATGGTTGGGCGCTCATGATCAAACATAATACAATTAAATGAACCATAGATGCCATCATTCAAGTAATACACGATCGTTTTTTCATCATTTTCCATAATGATCTTTTTACCGATCACATTCATCACCAGTGTATGGGTACGTTGCGCAAAATAGCGTCCAGGCTCCGCCATGAATTCGATCTCTTTTTCTTCACGATCTGGGAAAAATGCTTCGATTCCTTCATTGATCTTTTCTGCGATATCTACAAATTTTACACCTGGACCATCTACCCCTCGAAATCCACCACCAATGTCCACCATATGAATAGAAATATCAAGTTTTGCCGCAATATCAACTGCGTCTCGAACCGTTTTTAGAGCTTCATAATATGTTTCTTCGGATGAACAATTGCTTCCTACATGAAAACTGAATCCCATTACATTCAGCTTTAATGTTTTCGCAATCACAAGCAAATCTTGAACTTGCTCAATACGACATCCAAACTTTTTATTGAATTTACATACACTCTTACTATCATCTACCGCAAGACGTAAAATCAACTTCGCATAAGGATGAAACAATTTGACCTTATATAGCTCTTCCTCTGAATCGAATGTCATACAATCTACATCGTTCGCACGCGCATAGCGAATCTGTGAAGACATTTTACAAGGGTTTGCAAAAATAATACGTGTTGGATCTTGCGTAATCTCAATCACCGTTTTGATCTCAGCTTCGCTCGCACAGTCAAAATTTACCCCCATCGATGCCAATGCTTCTAACATAACTGGATTTGGATTACATTTAATCGCATAATAGGGAGTGACCATAGGAAGAAGTGATTTCCATTGATTCACTGCGTGAACAATCTCACCTAGATCTACTACGTAGAATGCTTGTTCACTACGATTGTCTTCTAGAAAATCGTTGATGATGTCGTACATGTCTACGTCGCTACCATAGAGAGTGACACCGTGCTTTTGAAGTAGTGCGTTATCCAGCATTTTGGGATATTCCGTCATCTTTCCTATTACACGATTCATTTCTTTATGTGTCTCTTTGTTTTTCTATTTTTCTTGTTCGCTTTTTTATGTGTTTTGCGCTTTCCACCTTTTACTACAATTGATGGCGTATTTACTGAATTAGATGCTTTATACACTGTCACCTCATATTGAGTTGCGTTACCAGAAATTGTAGCAGTAATATTGCTCATTCTACGAAGTACATTATTTGCAGATAATTTTGTATTGCTGATTTGCGGTTTACGTTGTGTATTTACTGAAGCTGTTTCAAGACTTTCTAGCACTGCTTTTTCTATATCCGCTCGTTCTTGTATTTCTGGATCAGGTGTTTGGCCGATTCGTTTCGCCTCTTCTTCCTCGAATGCCTTCTTCGATGCCTCGATGGCAGCAGCCAATTCCATATCCTCTGGAACAAATTTAGTTTGTGTCATCTGTTCTTCTTTAACGGATGTCGCATTATTTGCTCCACCTGACAGTGATTGAATCAAATTCATAATATGTTGATATCCATAATCTTTTCGATAATTCATTGAATCGAGCTGATCAATGCGTTGACGAATAAGATTACTCAAATGAACCGCATGTTTATTAATAATTTCAGTTTTACCTCCTGGAGTTGTTTGCGCATCGATTTGTTGTTTGATTTGTTGAATCTCTGATGTTTCATTCATAAAACGATGTAACAACTCCATTGTCTTACGAATTCGTTGCTGATCCACTGCCATATCCGCTTCTCTTTCTTTCGCCAATTTGGAACGAATCCCTTTTAATACACTATGGGTCTGTCCAACAAAATTATATTTATCACGATTTGGCTGATTAAACGCTACCGGTGTAAAATGAATACCCGAACCATGTATTACATAATAAATTATATCGGCACTTTCTTCTTTATCTTTCCAGAATGGACTTTGATCATTCGGATGAATATCAAATAGGCGATCTACAGGATGTACTGCCCCCGATACAATAATGAATGGTACATTAAAATACATCGACATCAATTCCAACTCATCCGTTGTTAAAAAACGAAATGAGTTTAATCGATTTTGACTATCTTCCGTCATGTTTGGAAGTTTTGCCACAACAAATCTTCGAAAATATCGTGCCATTTTACTACGAATTGATTCGTCATATGTTCTAAAAACTGGATACGTACATATCAAGAAAGAATGAATCAAACAATCATTATTTGAGCCTAATGCGTCCATTAACTGACCTCCACGTAATGGTCCAAAATACTCTCGCAACACATATCCATTTGTATATCGATCTGGACCAATTTTGTCCATACTTGATGGACTTGCTTTCAAACATCCACCAACCGTATTGATCCAAGTTCCAATATCACTAAATGTTTTAGGAATTGGATCTTTTGAACATGAAAGTCGATTCCATTCTTGTATTTCATCAATTAATCGTTCTTCTGGCGTTTTAACAAGATTCATCGCCATCTTACTTCTTCTTGCGAGATTTATTTGTCTTCAATAGAGAAATGTCGTTTACGGATCGTTTTGATAGTGGGTGGACTCCCGAATATATGAAACATCTTTTATTTCTTATTTCCATGGGACTTCGTGTTGCGAGTGCGCTCAATTGGTTATTCATCGCTGTATTTGATGTGAATGCTCTTGAAACACTATTTGGAAAAACCTTTGCGCATGTATTATATATTCTTGTCGGAATTGCTGCAGTATCGGTTATGTTTTTTCGTGACTCCTATTTACCCTTTTTGGGACCCATGGTAGCACCGTGTTCTGTATTACAGAATCGTGAACCTCCGGGAGCTACCAAAGATGTAAAGGTAATTGTACCGGCTCATGCCAAAGTTATCTACTGGGCATCGGAACCTGCGAGTGAAAGTCTCAAGGATTTACATTCCGCTATGGAGGCCTATCAAAAGTTTGACAATGCGGGTGTAACGACTGCAAATGCGGATGGCATTGCGATTCTTAAGGTACGAGAACCTCAACCATATAAAGTACCCTTTATGGGCAAACTCGAATCACACGTCCACTATCGTGTATGTGGCGAGTCGGGTTTTATGGGGCGTGTAAATACTACATATATTAATCATAATGGCCCAGAAGGATTTGAACATAATGTGATGGATCCGAAAGGTGATAATCTAGCCGACTCTGCCGCTAGCATTTATTAAGTAGTTTTCTTGAAAAAGAAAATGTAATTGGATGATGAAAATTTTGGATTATCTATCGCATATGCCTTTTCATCATCCATTAACCACCATTTTTGAGAAATAGGGTGTTTAAATTGAGCAGTATAATGACCACCCATATGTGAGCCGTGATGATCGGATACACCACGTAATTCATATAACCATGATTGATTTGCGTCTTCTGCTTCAGGAGCAAAGAATTCTTGAAATGATATCTTATCACCCTGATATGGGCATGGGGTCATATTTTTCCGCCCATCGTAATTAAATCGACGAAGAGTAACAAACAGATTATTGGGAAGTCGCCATAAATGGGTTTGTATCTTCGCATTATATCGGCCCTTACAATTATCACACGCATATTGTTCAATTTCAGATTGTTCATTTACTTCTCGACGAATCCACTCTAGAAATGTCTCTCCCTCACACGGTACCTTTAATGAATTGAATACTTCCCATTGATATGTATTATTATTACAATTCGTACATTGTATTGTCTTTCGTATCATTCCAAAAAAACACTCGACTACCTTGCTCGTATTTTTTGATAAGTAACGATTCCATCCATTTCTTGCCATAATTTGCATACGTTTTGTTGGATTTGAATCATTCGGAATTGCCTGTTCTTGATATTCACTCGTAGTTTTGAGTGCTTCATGAAAATGATCCAATAAATACACTAAATATTCATGACTATCATTTGGCACAGGAATTCCAAATGATTCATACACTGTACCTTTAACTGCCTTACATACTTCTGAAATGAATCCAAGTGGGCGAACATATGCCGGTTTATATGCGGACCAGAGTGATTTTAAAATATCCTGATATGCTAACAAAATTTTCTTATTAGAATCTGTATCAGGAATGTTAGCTAATTGTTCAGAAAATGGTGAGGTAAGACAAAAGATATCCCACTCTGAACAGGCACGTAAAAGTTGAACAGTTGAATTACAATAGCATGTATTTCCCATATTTTGAATTCCCACCACGCCTTTCATCATAGGATCCTTATCAATTTGCGGCGGTGGACATACTGGCTGTGTAGCATCCATTCTAAAAAATTGAACGCGTTCAGGGCTTAAGTCATCGACAACACATCAGAACAAAACATGGCACGTCCCTATTCTATTTCCCTACTAAACGAACTCCATGAACACTTTCCTGATTTGCTTTATCAACCAAGCCGATTTAGAAATGTGAGTGATGTATTAAACTACATTATTAGTGTAGCACGCCAAAATCCATATGATACCCATCTGAGTGAATATGAGCGAAATCGTCGTACATCCGATACACAGCCATCCGCTGGTTCAGTTGCTCCTCAAAATTCTTCTCGTGTCTCACATACGATTCCTGCGATTCTTCCTACTTTTCTAGATTCTCGTCAACAACCTAGCGATCACTATTTTAGCAATCTATATGGTGTACCTTCTCTCTCTACTACGCGTAATTCACTACGTAATACAGGTATTTCTACTAGTTCTCGTCTTAACTCTAATCTTTCTAGCGCCACATCTTCAGATCCAATCATGTCCTTTCTAGGGGAACTTCTTGTAGGATCAACTGTTGCTAATCCCGCATTTAATGTATCACTTACTAATTTTCTGGATGATCGAGTTCCTGTTCGACCAACTGAAGAACAAATTCAATCTGCAACTGTTCTTACTACTATTAATCCTCAACCGAATGAAACATGTGCGATTTGTCAAGATACTATGGAAGATGGTCAATCTGTTCGTATTATTAGCCATTGTATTCATCGATTTCATCAAGAGTGTATTGACACTTGGTTTCAAAGCCATGTTACTTGCCCCACATGTCGCCACGACATTCGCGAATCTTCTGCTGAATAATTCGCTTGTAAAAATAAAAATAGCGATATCGCATTCTATTTTTATTTTTATATAATTCTAACTCATTATACAACACTCAATACACTCAAATCCTCAGGCAATTCCATAATGGTTGTCGAATAATGTGTCTCGATTTCCTTGACTGCGTTCATCTCATCTCCGCAAATCAAGTTGATGGCACTTCCCTTCTTGCCATAACGACCCGAACGACCAATACGATGAACATAATTCTCACGCTGAATCGGCATTTCATAGTTGATAACCAAGGATACCTGCTGAACATCAATGCCACGAGCCAACAAGTCCGTGCTAATGAGTACACGAGTCATACCCGAACGGAAATCCTCCATGCGCTTCTTACGTTCCGCTACCTCCATCTCACCATGAATGAACTCTAGCGTAAATCCATGTGATGACAATTGCTTTGCCAACCACTCTGCCTTTTGACGCTTGTTCACATAGATGAGAGCCTGATTGACTGTAATCTGCTGATACAAGTCCAATAGAACTGGCAACTTCCAGTCCTCACGGTCCAACTGAACATAGTACTGCTTGATACCCTCTAGTGTTACTTCATCTGGCGGGAGCAAGATACGAACGGGATTGTTTAGGTAATTCTCCGCAATCTCCAACACATTCTTCGGCATCGTAGCACTAAAGAGTGCCAAGCGAGTCGAACTGGGAAACTTGCTGTTCAAAATGGAACGAATCTGATCCGCAAACAAATCCTCCAACATCTGGTCTGCCTCATCCAGAATCACATACTGAATATGTTCTACACTCAATTCGCCACGGCAAATTAGGTCAAATACTCGACCAGGTGTGCCCACAATGAATTGAGCACCCGATTTCAAGGCGGACACATCCGCACGAATCTGATTTCCACCCGTTGCCGAGAGAACCTTCAAGTTCATATAGGAACCAATTGCTTGTGCAACACGCTCTGTCTGTTGCGATAACTCACGAGTCGGACAAATCACAAGTACCTGTGGGGCTTTAAGAGTACTGTCTACAGTAGACAAGGCTCCAATGGTAAAAGCACCCGTTTTACCGGTACCCGATTGAGATTGTGCAAGAATGTCATTTCGTTGACTCATGGGTACAATCGCAAGTTGTTGAATCTTGGAAGGCTGTTCAAAGCCATAATTGTAAATGCCACGAACAAGTTCATCATTCAAGTTCATTTCATCAAAGGTATCATACACCTTTACGGTGATTTCTTGCGGTGTTGCGTCGGTCATTCTCTGGAGTTTAAATCTACTAGAATCTTTATGCTGACCAGACGTCAATTTTATAATCGTTCATATCGGCATGGATCGGGAAATGTTTGTTGTAGAAACTCACGAAGCATATGGTCCGATTCTATCTCACCGTCTTCATCTTCCAAACAGAAAAAGTGAGGAAGGTTTTTTGAGAGTTCTTCCAATTTGGATCGAGTTCCCTCTTGATCTGCCAAAAATAGATAGATCGTTTCGGATCGGATCTGATCAGAAATGAAACCTTGATCGGTATGGATCGCAAAATAGGGATGAAGGGCTGGGCTAACATTGACATCCGTGATCGATCTAAATTTGGATCGAACGGTCGAGTTCATTTGATCACGGAATATGATCCAGATCTGATCCATTAATCGAGGAGAGATCACATAAGGAGAATGATGAAGTTTATTTCGAATCATATAACCAAATTCGTAATCCAATATACGATTTACGTTCTTCCATGCGCAACGAAACCCATTTTCGGTTACTTTGGGAATTCCTCTTTTGCTTTTTATATTCGTTGCAAAAACCGCAAGTTTAGAATCATGAATCAGGTCGGCTGGATGAATCGGTTGACCTACAAACATATCATCATTGAAATATAAAAATGGATCGCTAATTCCGTCAATCCGATGTAACAAGGTTTCAATGGATTGTGAATTGAATGTGGGAAGGCATTCTGATGCGAGATCACCATACAATTTGGAATGACGCACAATGATTACGAGATCGGATAATCCATCCGGGCATTCCATAAAGTCATCAATCACGAGATACACATTACGTATCCACGGCATATTTTTCGCAATCGACCGTAATACGTAACGTAATTCTCCATGATTAATAAATCGTGTTCTTGTGGCAGAGTCATTTGTATGTAACTCTGGTTTATATTCAGTTTGTAACACATATTCATATGCGTTACGCCATTTCTCGCATTCAAAATCTACATGCGTCAGGACAATGTCCATTTATTTAATGCTCGGATATAAAATTGATCATTTAAACCATCTCCCAATAGAGACAACCATGGCAGACGATCTTGCTGACTTTGAAGGTGAATATGAACAAGAATGGGCGGAGGATGAATTCGAGAACGATTTGGACGCGGTGATCGAAGATGAGGTTGAAATGAAAACAGAAATGAAACCTGAATTAAAGAAGCTATATCAACAGCATCCCGAGTGTTTATTGGATTATATTGAACAGGTTGTTCCAAAAATTCCTCTCCAAGTGGTTCCTCCAGGTGGAACCAAAGCAGATAATAATCATCGAACCTATCCGTTTCTAACGAATTTTGAACGCACAAAAATCATTGGTCTTCGTGCCAACCAAATTAGTAAGGGTTCAGTACCTTTCATTGTAGTTCCACCACATATTACGGATGTACGCGACATTGCTCGTTTGGAACTTGAACAAAAACGATTGCCGTATATTATTAAACGCCCTTTACCAAATGGAACCTTTGAATACTGGCGTTTGGCGGATCTTCTACAAGTGTAATAATGGAACAAGACGAGAACGTTGACTACGTATGTCCGTAAATGCTCTTCGCTTACCTGTTCGATTTATTCGAAACATTTTACATAAATTATAATATTCTTGCTCATGTAAGATGGAAATTGAAATAGGTATATTTTTTAGTTCAAGAGGCATTCTTATTTTGAACTGCGATTTTAAAATTTGATGAAAATGAACTTATAATAAAAAGTTAAACATGGATCATCAAGATTGGACAACCGTAACATTAAAGAAGCGCCCTTCCACAAAAGATGCCCAGACAAAGGGACAGACTACCTCTATGGCGCGCAATACAAATCAAGGAGAGGCAATTCGTCTTGCAAAACTAGAACAAAATGAAGATTATTGTCCTCCTAAAAAACGTGTACATTCCGAATCTATTCAGGCATTGATTCGAAAGCGTATCGAATTAGGTCTCTCTCAAGAAAAAGCAGACCAAAAATGCGCCTTCTCTAAACATACCTTTAAAGACATTGAATCGCATAAGTCTCTTCCTACACCCGCACAACAATCAGTTCTTCAACGTGTATTTGGTGTTCAATTAAAAATCGATCAAATCTAAAGAGACTTCAATATTAATATTCTAATATGCTAACATCAACTATTTTTCGTTCTTATTTTCAACAAACGAAATCAATGTGTCTATATCGAATTGGAGCAGAAAAATTATGCCCTACTCGTTCTTTTCCAGATATTCATACGGTTGCGTTGATTCATTGTAGTCGTGATGGTATAAATAATGTACTTACACCCACACGTTTTCCAAATTTAAAAAAAGTGCATTATTTATCGGCTCATCCTGGTCAGGTGGATATTTATCGACGTTTTTCACAACCCATTCAATGGCTTTTTCCTAATCGAAAATATCTATTTTATAATTGTATGATGGAGGCAGGACTCGGTCGTGTAGAAAATCATCTCATTCGAAACTACATTTACTCATTACGCACCATTCCCTATGAAATTCAACTTAATCTTCCGAATTTTGGAACACTAGACGGTGCTACATATCGTTCACAATTGATTCGATGTTTACAAGAATCATATGTTCCAGCAAATCCAATGATTACACTTGATATGAATGATATTGATTCATTTGATTATAATCCCTACTTTGAAGGGGGCTCTTCTCATTCTTTATCATCGTATATTGAAGATAAAAAAGATGAAGATTTTTTTAGGATGATAATGGATGATTGTGAAAAAGAGGAAAAAAATAAGGAACGAAGATTGTGCCATTATCCTTAACCTCCTTGACGCCACTCTTTTCCACAATTCAAACAGGTAATAAAGATGGTCATGGGCTCATCTGCGGAACGTGTTTGAAGTTCATAATACGTACACTCTCTCTTCTGACAACGACGACATTTGAATTGATCCGTCGCACGACTCTTGTTTCCTTCCAAAATCTTTTGCTCACGCTGAAGCAACTTATCCTTGAGCGCGAACCATTTCTCTGGAAACATTTCATACGATGACATAAATGGAATTTCATACAATGTAAATTCTCCTTCTTTAACACGTGTCAGAAGACGTGTGTTTTGTACAGGACTTTGTGGATGAAGATTACTCAAAATACTTCGAAGAATCTGACGATAGACTTCTCGGAACGCGGGTGTTTTCCAATTACGTGGAATATATTGTTTTTGTGAATACTGAAATGCTGCTTCAAATATACCCTTCTCTAGTGAGCGAATCTCCTCTTGAGGAAAGAAATCATCTAGAAAGGACAATGCTTTCAAACATTGTGTACGAAGTGGTTGAGATTCAGCCTCAGAATCAATTGAGATTTCTTCTTTCAACGCACTGGTATCTACTTTTGCGAATACTGGGGCACGACGTCGTTTTACAACAACAGGAACATCCTCCTCCACATCCTCTTCTTTATCCGGTAACAAATCCTTTTCTGAATCACTCTCCTCAAAATCATCCTTAACGGATGTTGCGTCGTCTTCGGATATCACATCCTCTACATCCTCGTCAGCATCCTCTTCTTCTTCCTCTTCTTCCTCTTCTTCCCCTGCTTCTTGAATAAAGTTTGCCCACTGATCGGTTGTAAATGGTATTGGTTGTGACCATTGTGAACCAAGCGATACAACTACTAATGCATCTCCAAACATGGTTATGCCTGAATGTGGCTCTGGAAGTTCGGTCTTATTTTCCGTTCCCTTCTTTCCCTTAGAATATCCAAATAAGAAGATAAGTTTATGGTCATGCTCATAATAACATAGTTGTTCAGGTAATTCTTTTTTTTTAAGATATTTTTGAATGTTTTCGATCGTCAGTGTGCCATCGGATGTAAGCGTTAAGTTCGCCTTGCGAACCTCTCCTTTTGTAGAAAGTACTACAGTGGAAAGAGAAGTCATCGTGGATGTAGTATCTTTACCAGAGAGCATTATGGCATCAATTTTATGCCTTCGGTCTCATAACAAATGATGAAGAAAGCGGAATATGATTTTCACGAGACCAAAAAGAATGAACTCATACCTTTACCTTGCTGGGATTTTGATTGTTGGTTTTGTTGTCTACTTTTTTATTCGTGACAAGATTTTTGATGATGGCGATACCGTTGTACTTTCTCCTCCTGAACAGTTCTCTTCTCCATCGATTCCCGCTCCCGCTTCTATTGAAATTCGTCAAGCCCCTGTGTATCCACCCCAAGTGATTGCTTCTTCCGGTCCCAATGCCCCCAGTCAAGCCCCTCCGTCCGGTGAAACGGTTGTCTATGCCGATCCCCAGGCAACCGATCCCTACCATGAGAATCAAGAGAGTTCCGATATTCCCGAAAACTTGCGCCATCCAGAACGTGCCTTCCGGCCTACACCCCTCAATGATCACACTTCGCTCGCAGTACAATCGGGCGTGGCAAGCCACCATACTCAAGTATCCGGCGACAATTCTCAGAAGTTTCAAACGGAAATCATACAAGGAGGTGGTGAATTTATGCCAGGAATTTTTGCGAATGATACGTTTCATGATAACAGTTTCTCTTCATTTTAATCAGCATGGCTACACAATTAACTGATGTAGATACATGTATCATTAACTGGGTAACAGACCAGCAACGTTCCTCCGAGTGTGATTTGAAAATTAAAGAATTGGTTCAATCCCAACCTCCTACTACAATTACATTATATCGTGGTCATACGGGTGAAGACGATGATACCATTCGTGATAATACATGGTGGTCCACCACTAGTTCACTTCGTATTGCCAAGAAAGAGTTCTCAAAAAATACAGGCAATTTATTCATGATTCATGTAATGAATGTTCCTGTATTAGACGTTAATCGATATGCGAATGAGAGGGGATTTTTGTCAAAACTAAAAGAGTATGCTTCTGAATGTGAATACATTTTATTGGGAGGAGGTACTTTTTATGATTCACCTGAAATGAAAACTGTGGGATTTCGAGATGATGGTGAATTCTATTCTACATGGTATCGCATTACACCTGTACTTTCTAATGAGGATATGATTGCTCGTGCAATGACTCAAATCAATGGTATTGAAAATGCAATTAATACAAAAAATGATTTGAATACCTTTACAAATGGACTCCAATTAACCAATGCTCATAAGAATGAAATTATGAGACGACTGGGTAAAAGTGGCGGTACTCGTCATGTGCGTAACCGACATAAAAAAGGGACGAAGCGTAACAAACGCAGAACCTAAAGCATATCGGTGTAAAATAGATAGACATGAGTCGATCCATTAATAGCACTACCCCGCGCTTTGAGAAGCAGAAGGTTCCACGATTCCGTCGCCTAGATAATGATCATATCTCGGCCATTGAATCTCTGTTCCAAAAGTTTCCATTTTTGCGTGAACGCGTTGAAATCCATATGCCTTTCCACCGCGCAAAGCCTACTTTTTCATCTGGAACGGTTTGGCTTTGGCCCAAGTTTGATAAGCGTCCTGTTGGATATCTCATTTTTATGGATGGATTTGCCCCTTGTATCTGGTATCCTGAGCGTCAAGAAGGTATGACTTTTCGATGGATGCTTCCTCCCACATTCTGCCAATATGGCCCCACTGTCTGTTTGGCTAATATCCTATCAGGCGAATCTGTTCTTCAAATTGAGGATCTTGCTATCTGGGAAGGTAAAGATTTGTGGTCAAATAAGGTCTTTTCAGAACGCTGGAAGAGCCTTAGTGAGTTCTGGTCTTCTCTCCCTGCTGATCAGCCCCTTCTTGCTTTTCAACCCCAAATTGTACAGCCTATTGCTCTTAAAGATTGGAGTCTTCATTACAATTCAGCCATTTATTGGATCATCCAGCCGGATCACTGTCGTCAACCTCGCTGGTATTGGAAAGATACGGTGACTGTGCCTGACCATCCACAGGTAGAATTTGTTGCTCCTCAACTCAAACGAAATCATGAGATTGTATCAACCTTATGTGCATACTGTACTCCTTACACCAAGTCTGTTCTACCCGATACTTATTCACTATTATCTCAAGAACAAACGCCTCTTGGATTTGCTTCCATTGGAACCCTTCAACTATCATTGGAACTTCGTAAACGATTTGCGGATAAGATTGAAGGACTGCCTGTAGAGGTTACATGGAACGATAACTTTAAAAAATATCAAATTGTGCGTATTCTTCCTGACAATACTCCTGTAGCCACGGCTGGATTTTTCCATCATCTTCATTCAGCATAATTATCCATAGTCTAGAATAGAATGGCACGTCGAACTCGTAGAAAATCAACACGTCAACGACGCAGTCGAAATCGTCGTACTGAAGGCGGTGGCTGGTCACTTGATCCTTCTAAATTTGTATCTGCCGGTTATCTTGAGAATACAGCCTATACCGGTGTGGGCAAAGACTGCGCAGATACATCATTTGTTCGTCCTGGACACATCTCTGGTCATAGTGCCAGTGGAATGCCCGGTATGAGTGGCGGTCGAAGAAATGCGCGTCGCTCACAGCGTAAACGTGGAGGATACCAATTGGCGGTTGCTCCCATGGATCCTCCTTCTTATTTTCCTAGTACATCGGGAGCGGGTGGAACAGTAGGTGCGCCTGGTGTTCCCCAGCATGCTGTACAAAAGGGTGGTCGTTATGAAATGAACCCTGGTTCGTTATTGAGCAACGGAAGTGATATTGGAATGAGTAGTTACTCCGTCACTTCAAGCATTGGATGCGAACGCGGATCCACCAACTCTTTAAATATGGGTACGGGATCCACCATGCGTGGCGGTGCTCAACTTGCGGGAGCCCCCACTGTAGCGGTAGGTGCTGCTGATTCGATGCGAATTTATTCACCCACTGCTGGTTATGGTCATGGCTTTCAAACCTTTCCAGGTACGAGTGCCGTTGGCGGTTTAATGTTAAATACTCCTTATGATGCTCGTGCTTACAATCCGGCTTGCTCTAAGACAGGGGGTGGTAACGTTGCGGAAAGCGCTTCGCCCTATTCTGCTGCTCAAATGGAACTAATTAGCAATCGTAATGACTTTGATGGCTCAAAAGGCGGATTACCCGTAAAGTATGGTGGCCGTCGACGAAGTCGTAAACATCGCAAGCACTCTCGTAAGTAATCGATTTTTTTATAAAAAGTACATATCGTAAAATTTGACTTTCCGATATGAACTTAAATAAAAATAGCCAAAGAACAGTAACCATGGATTTGTTTACGGACGATAAGGATATTGTCCATATCCAAGTTCACCAGAGAAATGGAAGAAAATGTATTACCACCGTCAGCGGTATTGCGGATGATCTTGATCTTCATAAAATTCTTAAATATTTGAAAAAATTTTATTCCACCAATGGAAATGTAGTACAAGACCCTAAACATGGTGATATTATTCAATTACAGGGTGACCAGCGTAAAAATGTATATGACTCACTTATTGAATGGAAAATTACAGATAAAGAGAACATTCGAATTCACGGAGGATAATTCATAGAATAGAATAGATGACAATTGATTTTCATCCGCGAAAATATTATCAAGGACTAACTCGAAAACAAAAACAAGAACGTAAACGGGAAATCAAACGATTTGGTTCAATGACCTGGAAAAATCCACGTGCCTATCAAGGGTTTCATAGCGATCAATATATCAAAAGTAAACCATCACATTATACTCAGACGTGGAAGAAAATGTATCCTCATGCGACATCATTAGAAGAAAAATCAAAGGTTACAGGGGTGCCTCTACGTTACATCGATGAATCCTATCGTCGAGGTATGGCAGCATGGCGAACGGGTCACCGACCCGGTGCGACTGAACAACAATGGGGATATGCACGGGTCCATTCTTTTTTACTATGTGGAAAAACCTATCATACAACCGACTCTGATATTGCACGACGTGCGAAACAAAAATCAAAAAAAGCACGTCAATGGTGGGACCGATGTCTATAATATTAGATTTAGTTTAATCCACTCTTTAATCGCTTTATTATATTTCATTAAAATACGATTTAGTCCATCAATGTTATGTGATTGAATGGATATATCACTTTCCTGTTTAATTAACATTAATGTATGATGAATCACATGTAATATATTTGCATCATACACTACAACAATACGTTCAAATACTTCATCAATATTGACTTTATTTTTTTCAATATCGACAATATATTCATCTACTAAAATCTTATCGTTATTATATTCCAATAAGTTTTTGTACATCTGGATCACATGTATCACAGTATTCGCATCCGTTGAACTGTATGTCTTAAATAATTGACTTAGACCATCCGTTGCCATCGAAGTGATTAGTTGGTATAATTCGAGTGATAATGGACTCTTCTTATTTGAAGAAGGATTGTACCACTTGATATATCGTTTAATCACAGAATACAAAAAATACAAGTCGTCTTTTTTGTCTGCATTGTACCATCGTGTAAATGGCTGTATAAAATTGGGTGGCTGAACTGATAAAATATTCTCTTGAATCTGAAGTTTAGTTCCAATAGGACTAATTCCCAAAAGCGCCAGTTGAATCATCGCTTGAAGTGGCTCCAAAATCGTATCGATCTTATCTTTTTGTCGCGTATGTGATAACGCATTATATATCAAGTTGAATGAGTTTATCGGAGGAGAACTCATTCAATTACTACTTCTACATAAATTTATTTTAGGCCCAAAACGAATCTGTCCTCCGAATAGAGATGGATCATCGCCAACTTTTATGGGTCTTTATCGCGGCAATTTGTGCTGCTGCCCCTGTTCCTTTTATTAAGTTTCATACACAAACAAATGAGATTTCATGGCTTCTTCTAGCATTTTTAGCATGCGCACTTTGGATCTTTGCGTATTCCATCATTTTAGTTGATAAAGATATGGTGGCTCTTTGTTTAATGGTAGAAGTATTATCATTATTGTTACTTATTACTGCGGGATATTCATTATTTAATCATAAACTTGATTACATCACTCTCATCGGTATTCTATTCGGTATCATGTCTCTTGCTATTTTGGGAGCACGCATGGAACATTAAAATTTAAACATAAAATCTTGATCTTCTATTTGCGTTTCTTCTTTTTGTTTTTTAGGTTTATCAATATGACGAATGGTGTATTCGCATTCTTTGTAAAACTTCTGACGAACGTACCATCGTCTTGTATGACAATCATGCGAGTCAATGATATCAATAATATGAGGTGCTACTTTTCGCTCTTCAATTCTCTGTCGAAAGATGCGTCCTGTAGATTGCTGTACATTTTTACGCGGGGTTGCCAGAATCACAGTATTCAACTTTTTAACAGAAAACGCTTCTGATGCCATTTGATACGTAGCCAGTAAAATCTGGCATTTTTCCGCATTTTTATCTAATTTTGTTTGTTTCATTCCTCCAATATAATACCCATGTACAATTGTCGTTTGCTGAAGCGCTTTCTCAAACCATTCTAATTGCGAAATCCGATCACTCAAGATCAAAATAAACCGATCTGGATCATTTGCGTACTCATGTACAATTCCCATAATTTTTTGATTTCGTAATTCAAAATCAGCAACTTGATTTAATAGTTTTGCGGTGATCGCTTCTCCCCTCCAATTTACAGGTACATCTTTGTACGCAGGATCTTCCGAATCAAACCATACCGCTTTCACTACTGCTTCCTTATCAGGTGCGCGTTGCGTATTTTTATAAACTGGCTCTCCTAAGAATGCCTCAAATACATTGGTTAAACCATCTTCACGATCGGGTGTAGCCGATAGACCCAACATGTATTTGGTCTGGATCTTTTTGAGTGCTTGACAAAAATAAGACGCACCCAAATGATGACATTCATCAAAGATTGTAAATCCATATTGATCAAAAAACCCGTCTGGAAATTCACGACGACAGATCGTTTGAATCATACAGATCGTCACATCGTATTTCTCCGCATCCATTTGTACTTTATTTGCTTGTAAGATTCCAACACGTACTCCTTGAATAAAATTTTCAATTTCTGCTTTCCATTGATTCATTAAAAATTCCTTATCCACAACAATCAAAAAACGACGTTTTAATTGAACTGCCAAATGAAGTGCCATAAAGGTTTTACCATATCCACAGGGGACACAAATTAGACCATTCGCACCTTTTTCCAAGAAGGTCTGAATGATTTCTTGTTGGAATGCGTGAGGAGGAAATGTTGTACGAAACTGAACCGTATCCGGAAGAGGAAGACCATCTGATACAATATCGGCTTCCGGTTCACCGAACTTATTTTTTCCCCATTGTCGTGGAACATAAAATCGAGTTTTTGATTCATAATAAATGGGAAAACTCGAAACGGTGTTTTTAAACTTGTCCATCACTTTTGGTGTCATGGTTAACTCAGAACGAAGTCCATGGATTTGTATTTCTGTCAATGACGATTTTTTAACAGCGTACCCTTTTGAGGTCAATACCCGATCCTTTTCTTGTGCGGACATGGGCTACTGATAGTGTATATGTGATAACGGTTTAGATCCCATATTAATTTATCGATACGATACAGAGGAATGTTTCGGAACGAAATCCATTATTTTGTTGTTCTGACGATTCTAATTGTGTCGGCGCCTTTCTGGCCTTCTGATCTTTTAATTTTACTAGATAATCTATTGGTACGTCTTGCCATGGTTGCTTTCCTATTATTTTGTATTCATATTGGTCCTACGGTTGGTATCTTTGGTCTTCTCGCTATCTCCGCACTCTATCTTGAACGAAATCGTCGCAAAGTAGGGATTGCCTTAAAGAAATTGGATGCGATGGAAGTTCCAAAAGCTCCACAGGCTACCGTGGAAGAAGCAAGTAGGCCACAAATGACGGTTCCTGTTCGCGATTTCGATACGCCTTCCCCCGTTGAGTCTACTTTCTTACCAGAAGATGATGGAAGTGAAACCAATTTTGAACCCATTGCTCCAAGCATTAATCAGAAATCTGTCATGTCCACGATCTATCCCTTATCCTCTAGTTCATCCGGATCCGGCGCACAACATTTATTTGAGAAAATGGGGCTAGGTCATCTAGAACATGTTGAAACACTTGGTCAATAAATGATATATCTCATTATAGAATGATTGTTATCATGTATTACAATTGAATATCTGCTTGCTGTATTATTTTATCAACATAATAGGCTTTTGCTACTTCTGCTACATTGACATTTTTATCAAGATCCATTCCCTGATTACGCCATGTTGGTTTTGTGGCATCCAGAAAACGTTGCATCGATGCTCGAGTATAGGCTACACGATGCATACCCGTTGAATCAACAAATCCAATTGCGATTTGAACAGGAGCATTAGGAACGGCTTGAACAAGTGATTTTGTACAATTATTTCCAAAGCATGAAAATTCCTCCATTTCTTTTTGATTAAAACAACTATCAATTGATGTAAGATTCATATCCATCGTATTATAAATCATACAGGTTGGTTGACTCGCATTCTGTGGTCCTGTTAGACTAGATGTAAGAGGGCCAGAGGTACAGCCTTTTTTACGTGTAGTTGCATCTTCAAAATAAGAAGACATTGATATAGGACATTGTTCTGCTGATTTTGCTTTATATTCATTTGTCACTACATCTGTACATTTTAACATCGTATCAGTACCTTTTCCATTCAACAAACAGACATCATCACTCATACATTCATTTGCTACAATCTCTCCTTTACAACATGCGGTATTACCATTTGATAAACTATAGGACTTATATCCTGATGGACAGGAGTGTAAATACGATTCTACTTCAATTGTATTTTGGAATGGTTCTGCCGTAGATAAAGCGTGATTTCGTAAATAAAGTGCTAGACATATCATCGCAATACTGATGATCAAAATGGATAGTTCCAGAATCATCCTAGTTACTCATTCGAATTTGTGAGTTTTGAAACAACCCAAATTACACCAATTAATCCAATTGCTCCTGCGATTACACTACCTGCGATCTCTTCAATTTCAGCAACTGAATAGCTTTTAGAAGCATCCGAATTACTAGTTGACGAATCACTCGAAGATGGTTGTTTACCCTGTTGAATCATATCATTCAAGCATGTTCCATCCGATACTTGTACATATCCGCCTTGATTATCGCGTAATTGATCAAATGGAATACATTTATATTGACTGACAGTTGGGCATGTACCTTTTGTATTTTTCATTACTTTAGAACTTGTTGACGAAACTCGTTGTGGTGGAACATTGAAATATTCAAAACGATGTTTAAAATCATCAGTACATGTGGAAAGCGGTGAAATATAAATTATACCATCTCCATCGATTTGTGTTACAACTTTGTTTCCATTATCATCAATCGTATAATTACGTACTGTTGCATCTCCTCCACGAAGACCGGGGGGTACTTGATAGGTAGTCAATTGCTGACCCAACATGGAAAATAACGACTGATAGGTTCCAGATGATAAATGAATTCCATTCGGATACACATTCACAAATAAACTATTAGAACTTATTATTCCATCTGAATCCTGTACTTCAAAACATGTCTTATATCCGAATGAAGTCTGACTTGTATCGGTATCGGATGAATAAAAGAATGACTCTAGTGATGTAATCGATGCTTTAGTTGGATCATTTTGTATGATTTGATCAATATATAAATCATGACTTACTGAACTAGATTCATAAATCGGTAAACAAAGTAAAAGTCCTGATAGTTGCGAAATAGAGGTTGGCGTTGAATTTGCGGAAAAACTTAAAATAAGTTCTGCTTGAGGCGAATCGGTGTGTCCTGGAAGATTATAACCAGTATGAATGGGTGATACAATTTGAATATCTACCAAACTAAATTTATTCATATTGTAGGTACATGTATGCCCTGAAATATCATCAATTCGATTTCCTGATAAACTCGCAGGAGTGGAACGTGGTCCAAAATTGATCATTAACGGGGCTCGAGGTACCGTAATTGAATTTAGATCACTTGGAGCAATTGGACCCACTAATTGAATCAATCCTGTATTGACACCAACTGGGCAAAACATCTGCCTTTCTCTAGAAAAAAGATCGATCTGTTTTGATACGCTTATTGACTTCCAGGCATCAATGATAAATAGGACTTTGAAATGTATCGAACCTGTGTATATCCAAGATGGTATAACATTTCTGCAGCAAGTTGTGCGCGACGGTCTCCATTAGAATAGATCAAGATCGGCGACTGTAAACTTCGAAGTCCTGATCCGATCAAAAATGGAACATCGGACCGTAATTGATCCACTTCAATTGGAATGGAGTTTGGATAATAACCCAACTCTTCACGCTCTTTTGGAGTACGCACATCAATTACAAGACGAAAACGTTTCGATCGAGCCTCTTCGATCGGAATTTCTAGGGTTGGAAGTTGGATGGAATCGATATTTGTATATACAACATATAATACTGCTCCCAAGATGAGAGCCATACATAGAATCGTTCCTTTCATTTCTATATCATTCCTGGAATATATTTGGGACCTCCTATCTTATAAATATTTGTCTTTCCTTCTTTATGAAGTGCTTCAATCTTAACATCTTCGCCTGACATAATTTCTTGGCATCCTGTATCATCCATACAGTCACGACGACCAAATTGAACAGGAACAGGGACCGGATTATACGTATCTGTACGTGTATAATAATTCCATCGATCACTGCTTCCTGCGGTTCGGCGCCCGTATAGTGGTAGAACTTGTTCCCCTACATTAATAATTCCAACTGATTGAAACGATTCAGGAAGTCCCTGTGTCGGAATGTTAAAAGGAAGCGCAGACAATCCGCCACGTGGAGGAAACTCAGGGCGGCTCATCCAATCACGCAATGGCTGAGGAGCACGATCATATCGTGAATCACCTCCACCTTGTTGGATCATAATCGCAGGAGGTTGCGCAGGATGAGGATGAGATGAGGGAAATACAACAGTATGTGGTGCCTTCATCATATAAATGACAATAAACATAAATAATAAAGCAATACCAAGTACGACAAGGATTCCTTCTGATAAGCAAAATACACCTGGAGGACAAGTACCACGTGCCATGATTCTATTCTTTGATGTCGTTTTTAATAAAAACTTGTCAAATCATTACAATCTGTTATACCTAAGTTTACAATTTAAACTGCATTCCTGAACCATTACCGTTTGAACCTCCAAACATTCCAGAGAATGTCTGAAGAAGTTCTTTTCCATCGGCCAGAACCGGTCGCATCTGCGACAACATTCCCATCAGACTCTTCTGAGTTTCGAGTAATTTCTTTGTATCTTCTGTCATCGCTCCGATGGTATTCGAATCAAATGACTCCATAGCTTTCATAATTGTTTTTCCCGCATCTAGTTTCGGACCACCCATGTTCTCGGAGGGCATTTGTCCCACTTTAAACAGGGTTCCTGTAGCCGACTTGGTCTCTTCCTCTTCCACGACCTTATCCGATTTTCCTTCCAACGCGCTTGTTACTGCTTTGACTTGTTCCGAAGGAACTTGATTTGTAGTTTGTGAGGTGGATGCAGAAGAGCTATCCGAAGAGGCTCCGTCTTTGGCAGTATTTGGATTTACATCTTCAAAACCTTCAATGGCGGGATCATATACTCCTGCTGGCTCTCGACGAGGATTTGCCAATGCTTGTGCAGCAGGACGATACTTCGAATTCATCTCATTAACACGGCTAACCACATCTGGATTTTGAAACGATTCCATGTTCTTCAGATAACGTTTCAGGTAAAACAAATAAAACAAAGAAAACAATACCACCGCTGCAACAATCAACTCCATTTGATTCACAAATGCAGCAACAATTAGACCAAACGCGGAACAGAATAGAAATCCTGTAATTCCAGCATAAATCAATGTATATAGCGCAGTGATACACAATAGCACCAATGAAATATAATGAGTTGTTTGATTAAAGTTCATGCTTCCTATTTGCTTCATAAGAAAGTTTTTACTTACACTGTCATTAGCGGAACCAATACTTTTTGAATAAACCAAAATAAGAAACCACCAAATATGGACTTAACGGCTAATCCTACCGTAGTAACATCACCACCAATACGTAAAAGAGATGGCACATAATGACCGATTAATACATTGAGAAAGGGTAAACTAACTAAAAAGATAATGATTGCCACGAGAAGTGGCTGTTTGATTTGAGACAAGATATCAGAATACAAGTTACCCTTGCTTTCCACTAAAGTAGGAGGTGGCATCATCTGCTGAGGTGCTACACTTGCATAAGCTGAACCACCATGAGAATAGCTAGGTGCGTGCATTAAATTAGCAAAATCGGCAGTGGATGGATATTCTTTTCCAATCATATGTGCCGTAGCAGTTGCTGGGTCATTTGACATAGGATAAACGGTATTGGGATTTGGTGATTGAATCATTCGGCTCCCATTACCGGAAGGAGGGGGAGGAGCAGTCATGATGGGATTAGATGAACTGGGCATGTTCATATCCGCTAGAATCTTATTGACAAGATCATCATCGTTGCTCACCACCGGAGCTTTTGAATCGAGATCGCTCAACAGGGTACCTGCCGTTGCCATTTCTTATGAAAAAGACAGAAATCCTTTAGAGCAAACTATTCGCAGGACAAAATGGGACTATTGCGTAAGGCAAATGGACGAACCGAATCATCCGATGTGGGGCGCATAGGACACTCTCGGAATGCTTCAATCGCACCAGATGATGGACAATCCACCGTTTCCGTCTTAAATGAATAACATTTATCACCTCCTATGCGATAAACAAATTTATCGAAGTCCTTCTCCGACGGAGCTTTCTTGACAGCACAATCAGGTCCAGTACATACAGGTCGAATAATACAAATAATACCAATTCCTAGCATCAAACTGAAGAAAACGTTAAAGTTATCATCGTGTAATAATTTGAGAAGGTTCATGTTTCCTGATTACTCCTCACTCTATTTTCTGGATACCGAGTAAAGATGATCAGTCACATTCGTATTATTCCATTGATAGTTGGTATTGTTATTGGTATTGTTGCTATTTTATTTGTAAAACCAGAAGAAACTGTAGTATATAAGTACCCTCATCCAGATACAGCGGATAAAACAATCTATAAAGATAAAAATGGAGTATGTTATCGCTATAAAGCAACTAAGGTAGATTGCGATAAGAACCAAGATAAATTGAAGGATTTTCCATTAAGTAAATAAATATAAAAGTTAATTAGATATGTCTACCTTACCAAATATATGGGGACGACCTACTTTTAAACAACAACGGGTCTACGCTACAATGGGCCATGGTGCGGATGAAGTTCATCAAGAGAAAAAAGTTGTACCATCCGGTTGCGGATATGTTACATTTGTAGAATGTGGGAGAACAAACCTTTTAGTAAGTACTGTAAAATTATTATGCTTAATGCGCGAACCAATTATGGCGGGTCATTTATTATCGTATCCAGATTATCCACCATTTAATCGGTTATTATCCGATATTTTTGACATTTCACCAGATGATCATGATTCTATTACAGTAAGAAGACCATATATGTACTATACCGATAATTATAATTCATTATCCTTAGCTGTAGATGATTCACCTCAAATTAAGACTACAACAAAAAGTGTTAGATTTATAAAATCAGGCGTATTTGAATTACAACAGAATGGTATCATACCTCCTATTTCTTCAGAATTTGTAGATCCTGTATACAAAATTACACCTAGTTACGCAGAATATTTAGATAATTCTACACGACCATTAAGACTAGATGCGTATGATTTAACAAAAGGAGCAAATCCAAATGATCCTTCTGGAATTGCAGCGCGTTCTAGTATTATGTATGGCTCAATGCTATTTCCACGTTCTTTACATTTACAACAAGATGGGGTAAATGAAGTACGTGTAAGTGAATTATTGGGATATATGACACAACGTCTTCATGAATATCAACCTGGATTACTCTATAATTTTGCGTGTAGATACGCAGATCAAGTTGTATGCCGACCTCAAATTACATTACAACGTTCTAAATCTCATATACAGAGAGCTACAGTAGAAGGTTCTACATATAATTCTCTACATAGAAATACAAATTCTATTATCAATTCAAATATAGCAACGAAAACATGCTTGTTACGTTCTATGCCACATAAATTTGTTCCTATTATATATTGGTTGCCTGCAACAAAAAGAAAAGTTCTACATGAGATTTCTAATTTTGTTCAATCCGATTTAGATGCGTTTATTAAACAACAAAACTGTCAAATTAATTTTAGAAGAGCTATTGTTACAACACTCTATCATATACTTGGTCGAGAACCGCATTATGATGAATTTATGACAATCGCTACACTTACACCTCAAGAACTTTCTGCATATGGTGAATTTAATGCGTCACTGCTCGAACCATCGTATGCCGTTCAGCGATATCAAAATAATATATTTAAAAATAAAGCCTATATTGAAGATTTTATTACTCGATGTCATACATGGGCACGTGGTCAACAGCGCGTTCAACGTGATAGTAATCTAATGTATGAAGATGAATATCATGTTGAAATACCAAATAATGTACCATCTGGACGTCCTATTCGTTGTGTTGTATCTCTCAATGCCGATATTGAAAAAGATACATGGTGGTCTTGTAATGGTCATCATCCTCCCTTACGTTCTTGCCCTTTTAATGGAACAAATACTACATTTGCGATTCGATTTACATGTATGATTGGAGCGGTACAAATTGATCTATGTAGTGCGTGCGCAAAGTTTTATTCTATACCCATGAATCGTGAATCTGTTAGACCGAATGCTGTTAATCGTGTCTCTATTATTTCTACACCTGTAAATCGTGCGAATATACCAATCTATTTAGGAAGAACTGAAATTAGAGTCGTATATTGTAGTAGAAGACTTGGAGTAGAAGCGATTCCTGGTTCAGATGGACAATGTGGACCAGATGATGGCCCACAATGTGCGGATTGTAGAAATACACCTTTGGTAAATCGTGTAAATATTCCAATTCATTTTGGAGCAAATGGTACATTATATTGTAGTAGAAGACTTGGAGTAGAAGCAATTCCTGGTTCAGATGGACAATGTGGACCAGATGATGGTCCACAATGTTTGGATTGTCAATTTACTAGTTTTAAACTTATTCGCTCACCAAATGAGATTGCAGTAAATAATATTGTTCATTTTATGGATCAACCGTATATGAATAGTCATGTTGGAGTTCAATCGCCATTATGGCGTATAACTAGAATAAATCAAGATGGTACACTCCGTCTTGTTAATGTTCAATCGGGTATTCATGTGGCACATCATGAAATTACAGATGCTCCAATTCATATGTTACGAATTATACGTCTTCAAGAAGGTGGTCGAACACGTTATACACGCAAGAGAAAACATAATAAAAAGAAAACATTAAAACATAAAAAATAAGTTACTGTGGTTGAGGAATGACTTTTGGTTTAGGGGCAATACGAGGGCCTTTTCGAATTGATGGAGTAACGCTTGATTGTACAGGTGCCAAACTCGCCATTTGTACAGTAGGAGCAACCAGTGGTACATCTGTGGATGGAACAATACTGGCCATAGTTACCGCAGGTTGAGCAGTTACAACGGATTGAGCAGTTACCGCAGGTTGAGCACTTACAACAGGTTGAGTACTTACCACTGATTGAGCAGATGTAACTGTCTTTACCTTTCGTGGTTTCTTCATACTCTGTGCCAATAGTTGAGCACGTTCCGCAATCAGATTCTCACGAATGGCTACAAGTGCTTTTCCTAACAGATTTTCTCCTGTCCATGCCAATTTGTCTTTTGCTTTCACATTATTCATCGACATTCCAATTCCAATCTTGAGATCATTTGGCTCGACTGCTCCAATGACTAATGGAGAGGGAAGATCAATTAAACGTTGTGCCAATTCAGGGTATTGCTTGAATTTAGCAAGATTAACCGTATCAATCAAACGAGATAGTGTTGTATTCCATTTCATTTGATTCACCTCTCTGCCTCCTGCTACATCATCCAATGTATAATGAATATCAGACCCCGATTCAGTCGCTTGAATCGCATCCGCCTGTTCATTATCATTGAATTCTCTAGCCAATTCAGCAAAAATCGCATGACGAGCAGATGCGTATGATTTATCATGAAATGGAATCGTAACCGGCCAACTGAGTGCCAAAAATCCATAAGGACTGGTTTCCATGTCTTGATCCGAAAACAAAACAACCGTTTCTGGTTGAACTTCTATTTTTTTCGCTTCCGCTACAGTTACCATCTCTGGAAGAGGAATGTCGCCTACACGCACATATTGTTGTTGTAATGTAAAAGGGCGTACATGACTAAATGCGATATCATATGGATATTTACGTGCTTCTTGCATTTGATCAAAATCTAATTCCTTAATTTTAATTCCACTTTCGAGTGCGACCGTCCGCAAAGGAAAGCGCGCATTCTGAAGTAAAATATCGGCATCACGTACTTCACGATTAAGTTCTAAAATTTCAGCGCGAGACGCAGTGCCTTCCTGTATTGCTTGGTATAACCGTTTACGCGCATCTTCAAATGTTTGATTTGCTACCACCATTTTATCAAATCTCTCTTTTTCCATCTCTCGGATTTCTTCTTCCGTCGGCGGACGATAGACAGGGAGAACAATTGTTTTTACCAACTTTCCTTTTTTATCATACTCTGCCAGATTTCCTTGTTTATCGAATAGAAATTGGTCTTTTTTCGTTACTTTGGATCGATTATCGTAAAATCGTCGTAACTCTTCTGCGCTTGGTTCGCCCATCTACTGTACCACTTGATTTTGATGTGTTGTTTTTTATACATGAATAATTTCTAGTAAGGAATTAGTCATGTCTAATCCGGGTACTAGCACCAATACAAGTGTCAGTATTAATGCGTTATCGGTAGCTCTTCCAGCAGGATGTTTTTTATTCATTATTACATTGTTTCTTTTTTATGCGAAAGATTCCCTTCCATTCTTCAATATCATTTTATGGGCAGGAATACCTATTATTGCCTTCTTGATAGCATCAGGTATGAATATGGCATCGCAATATATGTATTGTAAAAATACAGATAGTGGTAAAGCATTCATGGGTGCGATTCCCGCGATGCTAGCAGTATTCGTTGGATTGGGTATATCTTCTATCTCCTTTTGCCGTATACCGGTGGCATCATTGGTCATGCCATTTTATACATCTGAACCAGATTCGAAAAATGCATCGGCCTGTTGTAAACCTCCCCCATCACTGGAAAGCATAGAGGCAAAAGCTCCTATGGTATCCGGTTTAGCATATGGGTTTTATTTATTCTTTTCTATGTTATTTGGTATTGTGATTGGTAGCGGAACAGCGGTAGTATGTTAATCATCTCCATCACCGTCTCCTTCATGATGATATACTAGATTGGGTGCTTCAGGACCTAGATAGATATATTTCGGAATACCTTTCTTCATTGTCTCATTTGTATCCAAAATGTAATATCCCTTTTTCATGTCAATCATTGACGTGGGTTTCTTCTTTGGAATATTTGGCGGAACAGGAGACATGGCTTTCATGGATACATTTTGAGGTTCAATTGTATCTTTTGAAATACTAATTTCCGTATTTTCTGTAACTCCTCCCCATCCTGTATGAGTCGCAATCACAAGAATAATCAGATAGGATAAAATCGCCCATACGATGACAAACAACCAAAATGGCATCCATGTATATCGGGCTTTAGAACGACCAAGACCAAACTCCTTCCAATTTCCATCCTTTGTAAACATCACTTCAGGTTTAAGAGTGAGAATAATGGAAATACCTAATAAGTACAATAATCCTGAATAGATGAGCAGGGACATTCCTTATTGTTCTTACTAGAAAAAAACCATACCAAATCACAACTTATTCATTGTCGTCATCTGCGTGTTGATTATGATCATATCCACCCTCTCGCTCATATTCTTCATCATTATGTTGTGGAAATCCTTCCTCATCATAGGATCGTCCTTGTGGGGCCTCCATTTCACCATCGCCTTGACCGGGAAAATCAATGATACCCGCATCGATGCGTTTTTGACGTTCCAAATCATAGTAATCCTTATCATAAGCATAAATCAACTTGGTACCTCCAACTGCCCACTTACCAATACCAAGACGTTTGTTCATTAATTCAACTTGACGAGCTTCATCCGATAAATTATTGAATTCACGAACGACATTCACACGCTCCTTCTCTTCACGAATCGCAATTAGATTCTTAATCTCCTTGGCATCAAATGATAAGAACTCGCGTTTATACTTATTCAAAGAAGAGCTAACCATTCGAAGCAAGAATTCAATTGATTGATCCATCATGGCAGACATCGCGCTTTGATAGCCAACACTTGATGGAATTCGTGAAGGATCGAGAAGCATCGAAAGTGGTCCATACAAGAATGCCTGTTGGATATAAATCAACGCGTCTGCTCTTCCTGGAATTACACTTGGCCGAATACGATCCATAGAGGGTAATAACGCAGACATTTGTGCTAGATAATCTTCCAATTTCATTTTCGCAAATTGAATGGTATCACCACTAATGGTTCCTTTATTTGAAATAAGAAAAGTCAACTCTTTTTCTAATACTGGCTGTAAATCTTGCTCTACATGTGATTCCGATAATGACATTACCATTTCGACTGGAATTTTAAATGATTCTGGTGAAAAATTATAAAATACTCGTTGAAATGGAATAATAAAATACGTCTGTAGTACCTTAAAAAAATCGACCCATGAAAGACGTGAAATACTTTGAAGCGTCTCATGAAGTTTCTTAGATGATAATCGTTGTTCTACATTCGCACGTGCATCACTTGTAATATTCGATAAATCACTTGCGGCCACTGCAAAATCTTCTGGTGTTACACCTGGGTGATTGAGTGTCATGAATCGTTCTGTTGTTGCTCGCATTAATTGTTCCCAATTATCAAGTGGAGCCGGCTTGATTCCAATTAGTTCATCCATACATTTTCTAACTGTTGAAATTTCACGCATTTGTACTGGTTCTACACGATTCACTTTATGAATGGTATCTAGTAATTTTGTAAATTCAGTAGTATCCGTTTGTACTTCGCCAAGTGCCGCTCGACTCTCCATTTCTTGACGTTTAGTCACTACATCTTTTTCCTTTGTATCATATAATTGTTTATCGC